AGCTTGGCAACAGCTTCAGTTTCCCTATTGGCCGACTGCCGCATAACGAGCTCTTCGATAGTAGAGTTCTTAGCTTCCAAGAAGATTTGGAGCCGACGAGCAAGCTCAGCCTTGTGGGCCTCGACTTCCTCGAAACACACCTTTTTCGCTTTCGCGAGGCGTGCCTGAAATTCAGTCTCCGATTGCTCTTTCAGCATGCTTGCGTGGTTGTCGATGGCTTCGCATAATTGCGTTGAAACCTCGGCGGTAAGACCACATTTTTGCAAAAGCTGCTTGATCTTGTCCATTATCAGGTCAACTCCTGTGTCACTTGGGAACTGGTCGTTCTGAACTTATTTTTGCTAAACACTATTAATTTCATTGTTTCTAGACTTATTGTTATTATAGAAAGCATCGAATAAAGCCGGACATAACGCATCCAGCTAATATAGCAGTAATGGTAAACCGGACCAACTGATCTTCCTTCTTGTGTTCTAACTTAGACAGGAATTTCATCAGCATCACCTAGTATTTCGTCCATATTGCCAACCATAATCCATCTGGTGGGAGCACCACATACTACACACTTTCCAGATGGTTCAGTAGGTTCTTTATCGCCCTTCTGAATCCTACCACCATTCTCGAAACCACAGATAGTACAAGTCCTCGTCCAGAGGATACCTTTTGCGAATTCGACTTCTACTTTTCCGGTATCGTCGCACTTATGGCATCCATCGATGCAGAATGGGCATTTAGCTTTCATAGAACTATTTACGTTTCGACTTCTTCTGACCCCACCGAATGAATTTTTCTCTATCGGATGGATGTAGCAAGAACGACATCCGTTTGGTCGGATCTGCCTTCACCCAATGTCCTTCACTAAGCAGTTTCAATTTCATAGGTATGATAATTTTGTGGAAACATAATGCAACCACAGAGGACCCATGATGATTGAAGAAAAAGCAGTCAGATGTGAGCACCTACAGGAATTTCTTGATTGTGAGCTTGGCGTTATCAAACGGCATCTAGCAAGACATAAATGGTTCAATGCAATTCCTGATGAAGAAGAAGGAATTGCCGATTTTATCAAGAAATATGGTTGGCTGATGCGTGAATTATACTGCGGCTATGCATGCCCAGACAGAGATAAGTGTGATCTAGGGATGAAGGTTTATCCTATTGAGGTGGCGGGGTAAACTGTCCGCCGCCCGGCCCGCCAATAGTGATGTTAGTATTTGTAATCAGCCGCAACGCAGCCATTAAAACACTCGTTGCAGTTATGCCTGTGCCTGCGCCAAATACGCCAGAAGCATCGTAGTAATATCCGTAAACAAGAAATCCGATGCCGATGCCGAGAAGACTCAAACCGACAATCATTGTCTTGCTTCTGTACCACGCCTTATATCCACGCATCTCCTTCACACCATCAGCAAATCCCTTTGCCCATTCCTTGCGTTGTTTCTGGTCGGTATAGGCACACTGTCTTTTGAGTTCAACGGCCTGCCAACCTTCCCAATATTCAACAGATTTCTGATCGGTGCTAAGTAATGAAAACATCAGTTCCTCCTTAGCAGCCTACGTAAAGGGCCTCTTACTGTAATAGTTTCAACGTTAGATTCACTAGCCTGTGGCGCTGCTTGCGGCGGCTCTGGCTCTGGAAGACCTGGAACCGATGCCCAAGGCACTGGCGTATATTGTTTCTTAGCGGCACCAACAGGTTGTTCTGCATCCTTGCAAGGGCATGTATCTTCGGTGCAAGGTTTATCTGCCACAGGTGCCTTCAAAGGATTAACAGCTTTAACTGGCTCATCGGCAGGGACCGGTGGTGCTGGCGGCTGAGTAGAGCCTTGTTCAGAACCAGGTTTTGGTTTTGTTGGTTCGATAGGCTCTGTTGGCGTCACAGGAACATCATTCGGAGCCACGGTATCAGCACTAGCATGAAATATGAGCCATATGCCGACGACTAGCAATACACAACCAACGACAGGCAATATCTTCTTCATTATACGACCCCTTCATCTAGAATGACTGGGACTTCACGCTCTTCGCGCATTGGATATTTGTCTGAAAACCATTCAATCTCACCACATTTATTGCACTTGTGCTGATGATCATATCTGCTTGCCGGTCCCGAAGCACCGTTTGCAGGTCTGACGGCACCAGTCCCTATCATAGTCCCTTTACCACATTTACACAGTATACTATGCTTAAGCGTCTTGATTTCGAACGACTGTAGCCGACTCTTTTCAATGACGACCATTATATCCTGAAAACGTTAGGGATTGCCATCGTTCCGAATTTTGTAAACAGATTACGCCAAAACGCACTACCATCATCGCGGTTGTATTTTTCTAATGGTTTTTGCCATTCCTTGTAATCAGGCAAATAACCAATTTTGCGTGCTGTATCACCAGAGATTATTTGCACACCGCCTACTGCACGTCTGATATCAGTTAATATGAATTGTGATCGATCTATATCAACCACACTAGGTTCTATGTCCCCATTTTTCAGTAAGGCACCAACCATTTGCATTTTCAATCGACGAGCAATACGATATTCATGCTCTGGGCGATATATGCCATCGTCTTGCGGCACCCATACAGCGTTCAAGCATCCATCACCGAACACATAATCAGCGTCAGTGAACCATATGACATCGGCCTTCGACGATTTGGCGGCAAGATCGCGGCCTATTGGCCTTTGATACAATGACTGGATCGGCATATGGATAAAATTCCATGTTATCCATGGGCGATCAATCACACCGAAATACGACAGCACCTTTGTTGTCAATTTATCATTGGTGGCGAACATAACGGTCGCAGTGACCGGCTGACTCTCATTGAGCACAATAGAACTTAAATGATAATTCAGAAGAGTAGCAAATCTCTCACCAAAGCAATGAGTAACAATCTCGATCATTTTTGGTACGTCTCTATCGTTCTGCCACACACACAGCATTTGAAGTAGTCTGGATTTGAATTTTCGAACATATGCGTCGGGTCTTTACAGACGTGGAATCCGAATAGGCAGAAGAGTCTGCCGATTATTGGGCAGCCACCGGAGACGCAGGCTATCACATGGTTCATTTGTGACTATTCCACCATTGGACCGTTCGTTCTAGACCGACATCAAACGGCGTCTCGGCGCTAAATCCGAACTCCATACATGCTCTTTGTACGTCAAGACATCTACGTGGCTGACCATCCGGTTTGGTGAGATCATGAAAAATCTCGCCCTCAAACCCGACAAGCTTCGCGATCTTCACAGCAAGATCATAGATAGTAATTTCAAATCCGGCTCCAATGTTCACTGGCTCCGGATGATCATATGATCTGGTCGCCATCACTAGTGCTCTAGCACAATCTTCGACATACAAGAATTCGCGGCTCGCTTTACCGCTTCCCCACATAACGACTCGATCTTCGCCTTTGTCTTTGGCCTCTTGAAACTTGCGAATTAGTGCCGGGATGACGTGAGAACTCTTTGGGTCGAAATTGTCGCCTGGGCCGTAAAGATTGACCGGCAATAAGAAGATTCCATTCATGCCATATTGCTGCCGGTAAGCCTGCAACATTACAAGCAATGCTTTTTTCGCAATTCCATATGGTGCGTTTGTTTCTTCTGGGTAGCCGTTCCATAGGTCTTCTTCGCGGAATGGGACTTTTGTATGTTTCGGATAAGCACAAATGGTACCAACTTGAACGAACTTCTTAACCTTGCTGCGTCGCGCGTGCTCGATTAAGTGCACGCCCATTATCATATTATGGTAAAAGAATTTACCAGGGTTTTCTCGGTTTGCTCCGATGCCACCAACAAGAGCCGCAAGATGCACAACTACATCTGGTTTGAGATCGTGATACATCCGCGACACACTATTTTCATAGATGAGATTGTAGTCCTCGATTCCCGGTGTCAGTAAATTCTTGTCTGGTACGCCAGCCAAGCGGAATATGGCTTGTACATTCTTTCCAAGGAAGCCAGCAGCACCAGTTATTAAGATACGGTCATTTGCAAAATCAATCATGATCTCTTGGAGTCTCGTAAGATCTTCTCAGATCGAGCCAATTCCATATCGTGCTCGACCATCATTTTCACTAGCTGCTTGAAGGTAACTTTGGGCTCCCATCCAAGCACTTGCCTAGCCTTAGAAGAATCACCAAGCAATAAATCAACCTCTGTCGGTCGAAAATATCGTGGATCTATTTCGACATACTTATGCCAATCTAAATCGAGTAAAGCAAATGCCTCTTCGACAAATTCTCGAACTGATCTGGTCTCGCCTGCGGAGATTACGTAGTCGCCGGGGACGTTGTGTTGCAGCATGAGCCACATGGCTTCGACATAATCGCCAGCATATCCCCAATCTCTCTTGGCATCTAAGTTACCAAGAAATAGCTTGTCCTGTAGTCCTAGCTTGATACGAGTCGCTGCACGTGTTACTTTCCTAGTGACAAATGTCTCACCACGTTTGGGGCCTGTGTGATTGAAAAGTGTGCCATTACAAGCGAACATGTCATAGGCTTCACGATAGTTGACTGTCTGCCAGTAAGCACATGCTTTAGCACACCCATATGGACTACGCGGATAAAACGGCGTTGATTCTGTTTGCGGCGTTTCAACAACCTTACCGTACATCTCACTGCTGGAAGCTTGGTAAAATCTTATGCTCTTGTTTGTGGACCTTATAGCTTCCAATAGCCTAATTGTACCCATGGCTATAGTCTGCGTAGTATAAACTGGTATGTCAAAGCTCACACGCACATGGCTCTGGGCTGCCAGATTGTATACCTCATCTGGCATTATCTCTTTTATCAGAAACGATAATGACGAGCTATCTGCCATATCGCCGTAGTGCAAGAACATCCTTGCATCTTTGTTATGCGGGTCCTGATACATAGATTCAATACGCTCAGTATTGAAGCTACTCGAACGACGTATCAGGCCGTGAACTTCATAACCTTTGGAGATAAGAAGTTCACATAGATGTGCACCGTCTTGACCGGTTATACCGGTGATCATCGCCTTCTTAGACATGGTTCCTCAGCTTAGCCAGCTAAGGTCATACCACGAAGCACGAATGAACCCATTGACGGGATGGCCCTTGATCCTGCGAGCCATGCATCATTACCTGGGCCATGAGAATTCGGAGTATGGACCTCGATCTTGCCGTTATTGACTCGCAGCATATCAAGAAACACGGCGTGACGCCACCAATCGTAACCCACGTAGCAGCCCCATCCTTGGAGCAGAGCAGTTATAGTCTCGGCCCAAACGTCATTACCACCAAGATCCCACCACTCCTGCGGCATGTAGTTCTGCCGCTCGTCCTTATAACTCGGATTCCATTGTGATGGGCTGATTTTGTGCTGTGGAACAGTTGCCCGTGTCGCAATACCATTCGTCGAAGCGTATTCCAATGCACGATCAAGATAATAACCGGCATTGCGATATCCAGTGCATTCAGCCAATGATTCTGGCGACAACTGCACGAACTGCTGACCCATCGCATGACGAACAGACATACATGTTTGAGACAAACTGTATGCCCAACAAAAGCCAAAACCATTCTGGTAGTCGGCGTTCGGGTCACTCTTCCATCTCTGCCCAATGAAAGCACCCGCTGCCGTCATTTGTGCAATTCGGTCCTTCCATTCACTCTCAGGAATGAGCGGGACATGCTCCGCAAAGACCGGCGCACATACAAGATCGCCAATTTGCGTTTGCCGTGGCAATGCACCAAAAGTAAAGCCAGCAGCTTCACTCTCGGCTACAACATCAGCGAAATTGTCGTCATTAATATATAAGCTCATGGTTTGCCTGCGGCTTTCTTAAGTGCGTCCAATTTCGACGGGCATGGCATCGTGGTAATTTTCCCACCGGGCCATTTCAAAGCCAGAATTGGAAGTGGTTGATCACCAACAGCGTCAAGAAACGGTTGTGCTTCGGCGGATGGCTTTTTAGCCTTCCCTAGCACATCCTTATCCCATACCGATATACCGAGCTTCTCAGCACCGGCAAACAACTCGACCCACTCCTCTGATAGTGGTTTGTCGACTTTGGTCTCACGCAAGATCACAGCCCTCTCTGGAACCCCAGTAGAGCCAAAGGGAATTACGTCAGGCTTGACGATCATCGTCAAACCGATAGCGAGAAACAAGACGATGATGATTGGCGGCAGTACTTTCTTCGTCATTGGACCGGAACCTCCACAACAGTGCCGTCAGTAGTTGTGATTTTTGCTGTCTTAGCAACAACAGGTGTCGTGGTCGTAGTATCGGCAGTCTGTGCAGTCTTCCATGCTGCAATTGCACCTTGCCAGAGTGTATCTGCAAGGATGTCACATGCCTTGACTGCATCTGGCGATGCTTTCACGACATCGATCTTGCTCAATAGTTCAACATAGCCAAGATTGGCTGTCAGGGTTGCCGTATCAAGTGCAGCACTAACAATCTTGCCTCCTGTGGTTTGGCCGATTGTAGAGCCCTTGCCCCATGTAATCCATACCCAAACTGCAAGTGCGACTAATGCTAGTGCAACAACTACTACACCAATAAGCTGCGTCATGGTATCACCCTCTATCGGTTAGGTTAACCAAGTGGGAATCATTTGCGACGACCACTCTTCTTCCAAATCCCAAGATTTTTCTTTTTCGCTTCGTCTTCGAATGTCTTCCATTCCTTTGGAGCTTCTGGTAGTAACTTTGCCATGCCTAGCCGTACTTGTTCAGTGTTCAGGCATTGGCCATATGCGCTGTATACCAATCCTACATATAATCGTGCTTCTAGCGGCTCTACTGGATATTCGCCACTACCGTCACATTCAAGGCATTTTATCTTCTGCGGTTGATCCGGCTTTACCGCTATAATATTCTTTAGTTGTTGTGCTAAAAATGGACACGGCCCGTTTAATTCCTGGCATTCTTTACATCCATTCTCACCTATATGTCTCAGTATGGCCGCTTCGCACTGATCGACAGTATCATAATTGAGTTTTAGCCTACCAGTACCCTTGCACTCTGGGCATTTCGGATCTCTCTGGCAGAAGTAGCATACGACTACACAAGTATCCCAAATTTCGCCGGTGCCCTTACATGCATCGCATTTTACGGTTTCTGCTTCTTTTGGCTCATCGGGAGTAGCAGAAACAGGCTTAATCGGGTTAACTAGTGGCTTTTTAAATAGCCCCTCGTATGGAACACGAATCACATTACCCGCAAGACGTTCAAGAGATGAACGACTTTCATCAGCAAGATCGTTAGATGGTGCAGCAATAAATGATAAATTTACTGTCTTGGTACGTCTTCCACGAGAACCCAGACTGCATTCGAGACTAGTGCCGGTAAGTGCACTAGATACTTTTAATTCCTGCCACTTAATTGGCTTCGGATCACGGTGTTTACTGAAAAAGAAGTCACGGCAAGAGCCGCCATAAAATGTCAACCCACCGAGAAAGAAAATCACCAGGCAAGCCCAAACTTGCCAGGGGATAGCAGCTACAATCTTAGCGATTACATTGAAAATAGCACCAAAAATCGCCATTATACCTGTAAGCATATAGCCCTCAGATAATGTCAAAATTATTTACTATCCGAATCGCTATATATTTGCTAAGAAAGCAACGCTCGATTGAGAGAGCGTTCAAAATGCGATTCGCCCAGAGAATCGTGGTAGATGTAATTATCCACAGGATTCTTGTCGATGATATCTTGCTCTACTAGCTGGAACAACACCTGACTAGCCTCAGGTGATAGTTTGCCACGATGGCGTTTATCACCATATTCGATGTTGTATTCGATAGGGCCAGCTAATCTGAATTCAGCGTCGACATCAGCCGGTGTGTCATGGCTGCCTTCGTAATAGGCACCAGACGTTAGCCAATCCACAGAAAAAGAAATTAACAGTTGGCTAGCTCGAAACCTTCGTCCAACAACACGTCTGAGTACCGGGAATAGCTCGCGTTGAACTACTCCCGGTACCTCATTGTCGTTCTCTAGGTACAAAACCCCACCATCGAGATAGACATTGTATGACGAGTCACCGGGAATATTATTCCAGCTCTTTGGCATGATGCTAGATTCTGTTCTCACCAGCTTTGACGGGCTTAAGATCACCAGCGTCCTTAACGCTGACGTCGACTTTACCGTTCGAGTCGAAGCCCTCTAGCTCTTTGCCTTTGCCCTTGGGCTTCTGGGCACCCTTCTCCTTTGGAGGCTCGCGGTGATCCTGCGTTGTCGTGTCGTAGTCACTCTTCTTCGGATCAGTGATGTCCTTATCTTCCACGATCTTCTCTTCGCCCATTTCCTCTTCGGGCTCTTCTTCGGGTTCAGGTGTTCCACCAGCCTCAAAGTCAGGCATCTCATCGGCAATGGCCTCCGGGGCTTCTGGTGCCTCTGGTTCGATAGCCTGATCGGTCACTGGCTGCATTTCGTTTTGCTCGCCAGCACCGCCCATGCCAATCTCGCCCATCTCTGCACCACCAACACCAACGATATCGACTTGTGGCTCTTCGCCGCCGTCTTCAACACCGGTGTCAACCGAGACCGAAACCGACCCATCGCTACCAGCAGTAATGGTGGCTACGGCTTCTTGAAGAGCATTGTCTTCCTCTTCCGTAATTGGCCGGAACTGTTCGATACCTTGGGCGAGCCATTTCGAGAACGGTTTGCTGTCGCCGTTCTTCAAACCAGCGGCACACAACGCACTCTCGAACAGACTCTCAGGAATCGGTACATTCACGTTGCCGTCTTCGCTGAGAATGACGAAGGGTTCGGCGTAATCGAGTATGAATCGAACGCCATCAAGGTCGCCCTTGATTCCCTTGCCGCTCTCGTCGTGTTCAAGCCAAACGATGTTGCGTCGAATACGCGATTCATTCTTCGGGCCTTCGCCAGTTATCCCAGCATCAGCCTCTGGCGGTGTACCGTCGTCGATCTCAGAAACACTGTTTCCGGACGGCTTCTTCCGCTCAGTCTTATTCAAGCTTGAACGCCGAGGGTTGCGCCGACGCATCAAAGTACCGCTCTTGTATTGATCTTCGGCAATCTGGTTGAACTGCTCGACAATATTATCGACAGTGGCGTTGATGCGATGCTCTGGAATTCGCAGACCAGAAGCTGTGATGGCTTCCAACGCCAGCTTGTGTGTGTCGATATCTTCGAAATCGACATCTTTGGATTCAGCGAGCTTGAACATGTTGGAAACTACGTCGTTCATCTCATCGCGGAGAATAGACCGCCCGTAATCAATGCCCATGCTCGAAGTGAATTCGACCGATTCACCCATGGCGTACGGATCAGCGTCTTCATCACATTCCATCTCACACTCGTCAACCTCTTCGTCGCCCTCGTCCTTCTTGTCGCCCTCGTCCTTCTTGCCTTCTCTCTCGGCAATCTTGTTCTTGAGCCATTCTTTATCTTCGGCCATACCGAGAGCCTTACGTGCGACACGCTCAGATACTGGTGTTTCGGTCTTCTGCTTGCTGTCGAGGTTGATGTTGACGTCTTCATCCTCTTCCTCACCACCAAGTCCGAGATCGTCCAATCCCTCTTCACCTTCTTCCTCATCGCCGAGTCCGAGTGCTTCGAGATCTTCCTCTCCACCTTCCTCTTCTCCACCGAGTTCATCTCCACCGAGATCAGCACCGAGATCGGCCTCTCCACCTTCTGGGGTACCAGATGTACCACCGATCTGGATGAGAGGTGAGTTGATAACGATATTCGGTTGGCCAGCACCACCAGCGGCATTGAGATCGTCGCCGATTTCATCACCAAGCTCTTCACCGGCGTCGATACCAGCATTAGTTTCAGGACCACCCTGTGTATCGTAATCATTCAGCGTATCCATAGCTTCAAGCTCTTTATGAGCAGAAGCTAATGTCTCGCGAACTAGATAAACCGTAGCGTCGTCGACTTCCGACTCGGATAATTTATCGATCAGTTCGTCGACCTTCTCTTTGAGCTCCACATCCTCTTGAATCTTGGGGCTGTTGCGGAGTAGGTCGAGTGCTGTACGATATGCCTTCACCTCCTCGTCGCGTGGCGACAAGGCTTCGTTGAAGGTCATATTCAAGAACTTATCGTAGTCGCCATCGAAATCTTTCGTCTTTTCGAGGACATTCACGTTCTCTAGAAGTGTTGGGTGCTGTGACTTCACGGCGGTAGCACGCCACTCCCTAACGATAGAATCACGGTTGACTTTTAGATTTGTGCGGTAGAACAGCGTAGCAACGTCATTACACAGCTGTTGATTCATAACCGCTCTTGACGCCAGAGTATTTTCGATGAGCGTCTTACTTTCTTGGCGCGTCAGTAGACAGAATTCTTGTTGTTCAGCCAAAAAATCCTTGATGCCAGCGACGGCCTCAGAAATCTTGTCACCATCGACCAACTGTGCAATCTTGTAAATTCGTTTCTGGAATCCGTCAGACTTATAAGCCTGTTTGGCCGATTCACGCATATGGGTGCCAACAACCTTACGGCATGTCCATTCGCTTACTGGCAACTTCTGACGACGCTCGCTATTGAAGCTGGCGCTGATGACCCTGCCATTTTCAAGCACGACTGAATCCGACAGACTCTCAACCAAAGCCTTCACCAGCTTTTGCTTGCTGGTATCATCCCAGCCATGTGAATGTGATTCGACCTGAAGCCGACGAATCACACCATCACGTGTACGAATGACGCCGGACGACGGCAATGTACGGGGAGAGAATTTATGAGCGGCAAGGTTGTTGAATGTCGTCCGCATGGCTCGTTGGTCATTTGCCTCAATGGCATTGACCAAGCCATGACAATCTTGTTCGAACAACGATTGCTTCTGACCCTCAACGATCTTGATTGGGCGAACGTTCGTTATGTTCACCTTACCACCACGCAAGTGCTGATAGATCGCGGCATAATAACCGCCATTGCTGGTGTCTTCGATGAACAAATTGCCCTCATTGAGAGCCGCAAGCCGCCACTTAGCTCCAACACGCTGTCCGAGCTGGGTGACTAATGATTCATACATAGCCACTTTGCTTTGAGCAGAGTTGTTGATAGTCCCAAGAAACTTCCTGCTATCCAATACGAGGCGTTCGGCTTTAGTGGCCATGTAGTAGCTCCCTTTGATTGCAACCAGCTCCGACACTCGGAGAGTTCGATTGGCTTATATAATAATGTTTGCTTCTAAGTGGGTAAGTCATCTTGGCTAATATCAGTATCATTTTCACCTGCTATAGCCATCGGTTGTCCTTTAAGGACATTCTTGATTTCAGCAATAGCCTCATTACGGTCTTTTTCCGGTACAGACCATTCAACCAACAAACCTTCACTACTGTTTACATCCTCAGTCAATATATCGCTATCTTTTGGTAGTGATCTTGTGAGGCCATCCAACTCCTTAGATTCTAATAAGAATTGGAATGGATTTGAAGCCCTCCTAGCACGCTGCGATACTTTAACCAAATTACTATATCGCTTCTTACGTCTGGCGTCTTTACGTATCTCCAAAATTACCTTACGTTCGATCTTCCTACCTTCTATCTCGAATTCCTCTTCGCCGCCTTCTTCCTCACCCTCATCACCTCCTTCACCTTCCCCTCCACCTCCTTCGCCGGTATCAACATCCACGTCCATATCAAAATCATCACCCTCTCCGCCACCTAAATCACCGCCCATATCCCCTCCGATGCCACCACCACTTTCTCCGCCTTCTCCCCCTTCTGATTCTTCTTCAGCTAATTCTTCCATCTCCTGAATTTCATCAGGTGATAAGTCAGTAAACCTAGTAACTATCCAAGTCTTCGGGAACCAACCAATTTCTTTCAAATCAGCCATTACGCTAACTCTAGTAGCCCATGTCTCCATCCTATAGAGATCATCAAGCGCCGAGCTAGAAGCCAAGGATAGGCTGAATCCCTTAATATCTTGAACAGTATATCCACGTAAAGCGAGATGAATAATTCCTATTTTCTGTAGACTAAGAGCTATTTCAGATTGCACCCATTGGACTGCTTTAGCAAATTCGGCATCTGATTGTGCCAATGATTTCTCGTTTGGTTCGCCAGCCCCTTCGCCAATACCAACCCTAGCAAACGGTATCTTCAAGGGAGAAATCATCTTCTTCTTGAAGTATTCGATATCGGATATCTTATCCATGTTCTCGCCACCAGGGAGAACCTCAATATCTGGCCCAGAACCATCAGGACGCACCGGTAGGAAGAAATCGTCTTCTTGAACAATCGGTGAGAAACGCTCATCAAATGTGCCGGTGGTAGGATTATAAAACCTCTGTCTCTTAAACATTCGAGCAATGCTTAATAGATATTCGGGAATTTCCTTAGGAGGAATCATTCCTACCGGAATTTTGTATTTTCGCTTCTCCGGTCCTCTTGTAATCCTGTAAATGAGCGAGGCATCTTCCATAAGTCTCAATTGCTTGAATGGCTTACGGGAACCGTCTATAATAGCCCTACCGTATGGCGCATAGACCGATTCGAAATTCGTCAGACGCATATGCATACAAGACCATGGGTGCATAAACACCGGTTCTGGATACATATCGTCTTGATAAAAGAACCCTACTAGGTCGCCAAACCTTGTCTCGATGCGTGTGAAGTTGTAAATGTTCATGAACCGCAGCGACGAAATACCTGTACGGTTTCTGTCAGTGACAACTTCAAACGCAGCGTCACCAAATTTACAGAGATATCTAGCAGCCGGACGCAGCCAGCGATCGATGAGTAATGTGTCGAAGAATAATTCCTCTAGCTCTTCTTTTATTCTTCGGTTCGCAGCTCGAATAATCAACCCATGCTTATATTCTGGGTCGATAAGACTACATTCATCAGAATAAAGATCTAACGCAAGCGAAATTTCGCCGGTCTGATCCATCTGCTCATAATCTTTATATCTCTCCAAGCGATTGATTTGGAGATTCGTTTGCTGGAGAATTGCATTTTGACTTGAGAAATCTAGGAAGTCCCCGCCGACAGCTAGCTTATCTATAGAAGACTGATCTTGTAATATCCGTTCTTGCTGGTATATACGGTTAGAGCGGGTAAATTCCCTAATACGATCCCAAACTAACCAATTTGCGGGCATAGCCAACCTGTGCTATAATTTAAAGTATTTTTAAGTGCAGATACCTCTAACAGTGGCATATTGTATCTACTAGGTAAAATGATTGACTGGATAGAAACAGAACGAGAGTTTGGATATTCAGAGATACCTAATAACAAGCGTCCGAAAGTTATTTGCCGTTGTGATACTTGTCAAAAACCGCGTACCATTGCTATAAGAATCAAAAGCACAATAATAAATGGTCAGATGCCTTGGCTATGTCCGTCTTGTGTCAAGAAATTAGAGTCAGATCAGATATCTATAAGAATGAAGAAACAATGGGAGGATAATAAATATCGCCAAAGAAGGACTGCTGGGACAGCAGCTTTATTGAAAAGTGAAACTTTCAGAGAAAAACAAAAACTCGCAACGAAAAAAAGCATGAAGAATGTCGATGTTTCGTCGATATTAAAGGAAAGATACAAAGATCCAGCAGCCAGAGAGAAGATTAGAAAAGCATCTACTAAAGCTTGGCAAAATAAAGAACTACGTGCCTTACATTTATTGATTATGCGGTCGTCAGCCATACGTGTGCTATGTTCGGACGGTACAAAAGCTGCCTGGAAGACCGAAGAATACAAAGAGAAAATGCGTCTTTCTCATCTATCGCTAAGACAACATATGTCTGAATGTGGAAAACAATTATGGAAAAGCGTTGAGTATAGAGAGAAGATTGCTGCATATTGGAATGACCCAGAGTTCTTAAAAAAACACGCAAAAGCTGTCTCTGCTATATCGAAAGAACTCTGGAAGAATGAGACATACAGAAATAGAGTATCATCGGCTGTCCGAGCTGCGCTAGCAACACCAGAAGCTAAAGCTAGATTATCACAAAATTCAAAGCTCGTTTGGGAGCGACACGACTACCGTAAAAAACTCGCGATCGCTAGGGCTGCTCAATTAGGTCGCACATCGTCTATTCAAAAGATGCTGTACGAATTCTTAGATAATTTCGATATACCATATTTCAAAGAAGGCGAACAGACACGGATAGGGTATTTTGTATTCGACTGCCTGATACCGAACATCGGTCATAAAAATTTACTAATTGAATGTCAAGGCGACTATTGGCATTCTCTTTCTAATGCCGAAAGGAACGATAAAGCTAAATTTACATATATCGAGCGATATTTTCCAGAATATGAAATCATGTATGTTTGGGAACACGAATTTTATTGCAAAGACCGAGTTCTCGATAGGTTGAAGTTAAAACTCGGCTTGAACATAGAAACGAAAGAATTCAATTTCTCCGATCTCATAATCGAAGAAGCGAATGCAGATGAAGTTAAAGGATTTTTAGACCGCTATCATTATATCGGGAAAGGGCGTGGTGGAAGAGCAATAGGTGCTTATTTAGATGGTGCACTAATTGCTGTAGTTATTTTCAGTCCGCCGCTACGACAGAACACAGCTGGCCAATTTGGATTGCAAGACGGGGAAGTTCGGGAATTATCAAGACTATGTATACATCCGTCGTATCACAAAGACAACTTCGCGACCTGGTTGATAAGTAGAACATTAAGGTTTATTGATTGTAAGCTTATAATTGCATATGCTGATACAACAGTCGGACATACTGGTACGATCTATAAAGCAAGCAATTTTGAATTACATCACACCGTTCCTGCTGATTATTGGTATATTGACCCAAAAGGATATGTGATGCATAAACGGACTCTCTATGGCAGAGCCAGAAGCCTTCAGATGACCGAATATGAATTCGCTGAAAAATATGGTTATATTAAGAAATATGGCGGCGAAAAACTATGTTTCATTAAACGAATTAATTGAATCGATCATACCTTTACACATTCTATTTTGGATAGTGCTCTTCAGATTCGCGTAGCAATGCTGCAGGATCGATAAGACCGTGGCCGCTGCCAATCTGCCCGATACTAATTGACGCCTCAGACAATAAACTCACTATTTGATCCTTGGTAAGCGGAGCTCTACCGTCATTCTTACGGTCAGCAGCCATAAGTGCAACAATACCAGCAACAAACGGACATGCCATACTAGTTCCACTTAGCATTGCTATTCCATTCGGTGGCCAGCAGGATACAATATTGTCACCAGGTGCTACAATATCAACGCGATCTCCACGAGACGAGTAATCAGCAAGACGTTTATTACGGTCTATTGCACCGACGCCGATGGTCTCGGGATATCTAGCAGGATAGTTTATAGCATCCAATGTTGCCCCATTGTTACCGGCAGCACAAACAATGCATGCCTTTTGCGATGCCGCGATAATGGCGTTATGTAGTAAATCAGTAGAGCGGGGCGTACCTATACTCATAGAAATAACATCAGCGCCTTGTGCAATAGCCCAATTAAGGCCATTGATAACAGCCTGATCATAGCAAACACCATTATCGTTTACGACCTTACCAATTAATAGCTGGCATTCTGGTGCTACTCCAATAACACCGAAATTGTTCTGTCTCGCACCAATGATACCGGCACAGAATGTGCCGTGGCCTATTTTGTCTTCGATGCCTTTGCTGCCAGTGAAATCAGCACCAGCAAATACAGATCCAGCTAAATCTTGATGTCGCTGTGCTACACCTGTATCAAGCACAGCGACTTTTACGTTTCTACCCTTAGTGATCTTCCATAAATTAGGGATACCCTCACAAACCAGACCCCAATTTATGGTCTCTGCACTACTATTGACAATATATGATGGTAAGCTAAGTGAGCCTTGCATGATTTTCACCTAAAATATCTTTCAGGTGAAATTATCGGACATTTAGAACATGCTTTCTATTTGATGTTGGCGGCATATTCTGCACGCTAATAGGCATCGCGCCTAGCTGCTCTGCGAATTTTACGATTTCACCAGCTATACCGATATCTGGCGAAACTTCTGTGAATCCACCAATAGGTGCCAAAACAGATGCATCAACTTGGCTTGGACTATAATTATCAGGAACACTGAGATCTGTTTGCATAGATTCCTGGAACGGAATCAATCCACCAATCACCTGGCTAGCTGCATCATTAACTCCAATACAGGCAAGGCCAAGGCTCATAACTAAGTCGTCATGGTTGCCTGGTCCTTCTTCAGCCTCGGTCTTATCTGTATCACGCCCGGTCCTATCTTTTTTACGAACGTAAATTTGTAATTGTTTCAATAATCGACGACTATATATCTTATAACCACCTTCGGGATGCAAATAATCGATCAATGCCTTATTCAAAGTCGGCTTTGAAGCCTGACCGGTATAGAAGCCATACTCAGCCAATTTGATGGTATTTTTTCTCGCTGTCTTGCTTGGCTTGTCGTTGATGTCTTTCTTCCGCCATAAGTTCGGATACATCAGATCGTATCGCATATCATCTATAAATGCGTCACCGCCGTTATTACGCTCTACTACCATCATCGCATTGTTGTACCAACGTCCAACATAATCAGCTAATAGTTTGAAATCCTTCGGATAGCATCGTATCATCATCTCTGCGGCTTGTTCTTGTGCGTCGATATCTAAAACCTGTAATCCGAAATAGTCCCTACCTTTACCAGTTGCAACATCAATCCCAATCGAATAGCGGTGCGGTTGCTCGCCTGGATCTATAAGGCGCTTGCCTTCATAGACAGGTCGTTTACCATGATTCGGCTTTCTCCAAACCCACAAACCCTCATCTTTATCGAGTTCTCGCTTATTGCTGCCGTTGAAATTAATCTTAAGGTGCTGATTCTTTACAGGATGAACATACGTCTGCGGACCCTTAACTCGCTTAAAATCGTCATTGATAATAGTCTGCAGATATGCCAAAATTTTCATATCGATTACAGTACTACCAGATCCGACAAATTCAGCTAATATTTCTTGCCTAAACTTCCATGTCTCGCCACGTTCCTGCAATTCGCGATATTGATCTTCAAGCCATGGCGACCATTTTTGGCCATATTTCTCTATTTCCTCGGGAGTTACGCACTCTCGCAATCCTGCTGTCGGTGCTATAACCTTAAGATCACCGGTCATCGCATCACGATATCGGATTTCCCAATCCATATCCCACCAGTCAATCTGAATGGGATTGAAGTTATTAAATCCAGCAACAGCATCGGTCCAAGTGCTCCAATACCAACCACCAACACCGCACGTTGTTGAAACAACAATAACGCTACCGCCGTGGATCAAAGTCGGCTGGCCAGCTGCCCACATTACACCCATATCTCTAATGAACGCAGCTTCGTCGATAATATTCAAAGAAGATGCATTAGATCGCAATACGTCGGGGTGTGAGGTAAGAGAACGAATGCGAGAACCGTTCGGAAATTGTATCTCGTGTTCGTTCTCTTTAATCGGCTTCCAAGCATCCTGCATCCATTGTGGAAGATGTCGAAACAAGAAAATGATGTTTTCTCTGAGAAAGTTGATAGCGTCTTCGTCGGTACGTGAGACTATCAACACTGTCTTATTCATGAAGAACATCGCAAACCACAGTGCAAAAGCTCCGGCTATTTTACTAGCACCACTTTGCCGTGATTTTTTGAATATGTTATATCTGTGTTTTCTAAAGGCAGTTAAGGCTTTAATTTGATAACTAAACGGATTCAATGGTAAAACGCCAGCAGATGGATGCTTAGTTTTACCGAAATTACGAAGAAAAAACATCGTCGACTGTTGGCAACGACGCATTACTGCAGCCTGTGTCGGAGATAAATGAGACAAAAGTTTTGCCATTATATATCTTGTGGCTGATCTAATATCTTTTGCAGTTCCGCATCAACACCGGTAATATTAATATTGGTTTGATTTGCATTAACAGCACTCTTAGTGGCTGCTAACAGCTTCGAGCGAGAATCAAGTAATTTTACAGCATGTCCGTTCGTGTCGGCTAAAACTGCGAGCGCCTTTACAAGAGACATTGTGTCTGTTTCGGCGTCGGTGTTGGCTCTAACACGAGCTAATAATATATCGATCACAGAATCAATTTTCCTGCGATCGCCTTTCAGATTCGATTGGACTTCGCCATAATCGCGGTCGAATTTATCGACAACCGACTTAATCTCAGTATTAATCGGAGCTTGATCAGATGCCAGTGGTAAATCAGATGGCTCTATTTCGCCTGTGTCTATTATAGGATCAATTAATTCTGGGTCTGGGATAATCAACTCAGTACTTGTTGGAGCAACCTCTACCTCATTGCCATTGGTCGCCTCACTCGTAGCGTCAGCCAATGGCTCTTCAGGTTGCTCTAGATCAGCCAGTAGTGATTGTAGTTCATCATCCATACCTTGGACAGATTCTTCAGCCATTGATCTCTTTCCCATAGTGTTTTGATATCATATCGTCAAGGCCGACGAGCCAGTCTTGCCATTCTTTATTCATACCAGGTCTTCTAGCGAGCACTGCTGTTAGTCTTTGCAGTGCTACAGGGTTTGCTATATTAACCAACTTAGCTTGACATTCTTCTAGTGGCTTACAACGATTCATTTCGAGAAACTCCATGGCCTCTCGAAATTGTTCCGGGTGTGCTTTATTGCGCTTGATTTGTCTCCGTAGCGCGTGTTTGCCACGTAAGGTAGTAGTCGGATCATTATGATCGGCTGGTTCATGGTCTGTCTTATCATCAATTTGCCGACCAAGACTTGAAGATTGCGGCCCGATTTTATCGTGCTTCATCTGCCGTTGGACTCGCTTATTAAGGCTAGTCGGACTGGTTTCAGCTATAAACCGGTCAAAGTCTTCAGCAGTTATGGTTTTCTCATCGATCATCCGCAGTATGTTCTTGATCGATTCACTAACAGGTGTTGCGTCACAACACGTATTAAGATCGACGCCAAGAAGTAGTTTACTGTCTTCGGTTTGATAAGACCAGATATGGCCATTGGGACATCGCAATCCGTGGCCCCTTTCAAGATCCTCGGTAGTATGCTTGATGATATTACTACACCTGCATCGGGAGACCGATTTTTCGTTGCAAATAGGGCAGATATCCTTGGGCGATTCAGCCGACTCCGTTACCTCCGGCGTCTCGTCCTTCTTGATTTCTTTCTTGACTTCCTTCTCACCCTCTTTATAGTGTTCAACCTCATCTGGGGCAAGTTCATGTAAGACCTTTAAAAATTCACCAGCATGCACACGTTCTTCGTCGGTCACGCTCGTCAGCACTTTCTTAACGAGCTCATTGTCCGTCGCTTCCACAATTTGCATATACATCTGAGCTGCTTCATATTCAGCAGCTATAACAAAACGAATAGCTCTAATAAGTTCCTCAGTAGTCAGCTTCCTGCCGTTTAGAGGCTCTGAAAATGGTGATGCGAAATTTGGCATATTATTCTTCATCCTGACAAAGAAATTGTTTCTTTAATTGCTTGTCGTGTTCGTTCTCATGACTTAAAGGTGAATCTGTAAACTCATGAGAACGAAGACGCAGCATTTTGATGAAACTATTGACTTGGACACGAGATAACCCCGAGTACTCCACCAACTTACCTATCAAACCATCATATGGTTTGTCGTCCGTCTTGATCGCACGATATAATGCTTCTACGCATCGCATATGATCCTTATTATGTTTGCAAAGTTCAGACACTTCTAGGAAAAATCTCTTCAACCGATCTTCGTCAACTCTATTAGTATTACAGAGGTGATCCTTATATGCCGTAGCGTTCTTCCTATCACGCCCTTCCTTCTTCACAAAGGCTAAAATAACGGTCCTACTGACCTGTGACCACATATTAAAGACTTTGGAATTACCCCTGAACAAAACTGTTACCGACCCGCCAAATGTTCCTTGCTTCGGCTCTACATCTGGATGCGAACTTAGTGCGATACCACAATATGGGCATTTAGGAGGATTCCTGCCGCTGCGGCCAATAACAAACTTCTTACTACCAGGAGGACAATATTTCGGGTCGAATAATTGGTCGAATGTGATTATGCTATATTCTGATTCGGCTGGAATATAAAGGGCAGAACTGATCGGTCTATCTGGATTATAACAATTCCTACAATGTGGCTTAGCCCTGAATTTATATAACGTTCGCTCGACCTGGACCCAAGCCGTCTGCACAAGATCGCCAAAGGCAGATTCTTCTTGCCCTGGATAAATCATATGCAGGTTCTGTTTTCTGATTATCTGTTTAATCAGCTCCGGGGCGTGAGTCATTATAGAATCACGTATGGCGACATCTGTACAATTAGTCCAAATGTAACGCCGAAGTTTATCCTCTACACACTCGTTGATGAAATAATGTTTCTTCGACAGCAGGGCTGGATCGTCAGGAAGAACCTCCTCTACATCGTCAGACTGGAACTCCGTCAACTCATCTAAATCGGCAGCGTCTAGATCTTCTTCAATCAACATAATAGGGTTCTCCAAAAATTATTTACTTCTTGGAATGTTAAGTATTTAAGGAGTGTATTCAAATATGCAGATCCCAAAGACGGACCATGATCGCGACAATAATCACCAATAAGACAATTCAGCTATCAAATCTAACTGCTTGGGAAGAAGAGATTATCGATGCCAGATTTAGTGCATCGCGTCCCAGCGCCAGATATATTGATGTATCTGGCGGTTCAAGTTGGGATGGAATCTATCGCAAATACAACAGAGCTAACCAAACTATAGCACGACCTTTTCTGGGAGAATTACGTGCACTGTGTAAGGAGAAGGGTCTACAATTAGCTGTTATCGATAAAAGACCAAGGATGAAGTATAAACCGATAGATGCTTCTCTTATCACCGAAGATTTCTTGCCCGGCATCAAGCTGAAACCATTCCAGATTGAAGCTATCAAGACAATCTATAGGACAGAAGTAGGGGTTATCAATATTTCGATGGGTGGCGGTAAGGGGGAATTAATTGCGGGAATTTGTAAGGCGATGCCGTGTCCAACGGTAATCATAGCAGAACAAATTCAAGTTATCGAACAGCTTAAGCAACGACTCTTAATGCGTGAAGTATGTTCCGAACCTGGACTATTCTATGCCGGTAAAATGCCATCCGGGCAGCTCATTATAATTGGGTCAATCCAATCGTTAGTAAAACCAAAGCATCGCCCAGAAAAGCCGCTGCTTGAGAACTTCAAGGATAGCAAATCTGGAACAGCTCAAAAGAAATTCGAGAAGGCATATAAGAATTTCGAAATCAAGCTTAAAGGATTTCGCAGCAGATGTAAGAAAGCCGAAACACTGCATAAGCTGATTGGTGCTTGCGAGATGTTGTTGGTTGATGAATCAGATCTGGCTACATCATCAACATATAAGAACTTGTTCAGATTTTGGTTTAATGGTCGAAGAAGATATGGTATGACAGGCACCCCATATGATGCCGACAAGCCTGTTGAAAATCTCGTATTGCAAGAACACATGGGGTCGGTTATCTATGTCCAAAACAGAGAGGCGGTTGAGAAAACTGGTTTAACTGTTCCCATCACATATTATGCTCTAGCGTTCGGCGAAGACGGCAACAAAGATGATGCCTCTGCATTCGATATAGCCGTCAATGAAATGATAGTCTATAATGAAAAGTTCCATAAATTCATTGCCGCATTATGCAAGCGATTCACCGATGAAGGTACATTAATCCTAGTTGAACGCGACGATCTAGGATACGCACTACAAAAACTAATACCAGATTCCGAATTCATACACGGAGAGACATCGAGAAAGAGAAGACCTGAAATTCTAAAAGACTTCGAATCACGTAAATTGAAGGTCCTAATTGGCGGCAAGAATGTCAGACGTGGCCTGGACCTCAAAGGCGGATGTGAGAATCTGATATTAGCAACAGGCGGTAAGCTCGCATCAGAATTCAAACAGCGTGTAGCTAGAGCCGCTAGAGTTAATCAGAAAGGTAGTGCCAGAATATTCGATATCTACTTTATGTGTAATAAATATCTATATGCACATTCAAGGAAGCGATTTAAAGCAGCCGTCTCTGCCGGTTATGTATCGAAGGTCATCTTCAACGATTGTAGCGTCGAAGGCGAGAAGTTCTTGAAATCTCGCTTCCATCGACCGAGAGCGAAGGCTAAAAAGACGAAAGATTTGCCCGGTCAGAAGAGACTATTCTAAACTCGTTTTATTTGACCAAGCATTTCCATTCCAAAAGCACTCGGTACCGTCATCTAAGACGTAAGGTTTCTTTCCGGTGCAGATCGCATCAACATCTTTTTCATTAAACCAGCGTTCGCCTATCATATACATCGGTTCGCCGCCTATTGGAGCCGCCATAAAACCTCTGACTGGGCGTTCGCCTATCATATACATCGGTTCGCCGCCTATTGGAGCCGCCATAAAGCCATTAAATCTGGCAAACGTCGCCATCGCAGAATTTTGTGCCGATAGCATCTTCCATGAAGTATTTGTCGAAATTGAGCGGCTTCAATTTCGCATTATATGCTGCTACTTCTTCCGCTGTCGCTGGTTGATATGGCGATTGCGGGAAGCCGTGATCGAGATATGGCAGGAAGCTAATGCCTTTGAGTTCATCGTCGAACTCTTCTAAGACGTACGGCAAATCCTTTGCTTCTTCTGGTCTAAATTGAATTGTGCATGATATTTGGTTGTCAGCCCAATATCGCTGATAATCGACAGCATTTTTCATTTGCTGCCATATCGAGATTTCACACACCGATGGGATATCTGGTTCTGACACACCAAAACGCACAATGCTGGTCTTGTTGTCTGTGATGCATTCTTCAACATGATATCCGGCTTCGATGACTGCTTTGAGTAATGCGCTCTCGCTGGAAACACGGACGTTTCGCCAATATGATCGCGTTGGTGCGATTGTGAAATGAATACCAGCTGTAGCACCAGCCACCAATGATACCGAGCCACTTGGCTTCACACTAGTACGTTTAAGCGACTTGCTCACACACAGCCATTCAGAGTAAATTTCGTCCCACTTGCAGATAACACCATATCCCTTGCTGCAGAAGTCGGTCAGGACTTTACGGCGACCAAATTTGGCGAATGCTTGAACAATGCCGCTTTGCGATAAACCAATACGCCTATTACGTAATAACACTGCGTTGGTTTTCTTGCAGTGTGTCGGCAATAGCGTAACCGTCTTGGCGTACAAGTATGCAAATTTCAATGTCCGATGGTAGTCTTCGGCATCCTGGTGATGAGCCGGGAACGTTTCACACAAACAGCATAACTCAGCGTCTTCTAATGATTGTTCACCGCATGGGTTTGTCCCAAGTGCTCTTTTGTCGATACCTTCTTGGCGACCATCAACCATGCGGCCAAAATTCTGTACATTATCGAGCCATAAACATCCAGGTTCACCATTCCCGGCGATCTGTTTTGCTACGCCATGGTAGTCCATCCCGACCGTAGCAAAAATCGAATTATTTGAAGCCCAGCGATGAGATTCAAGCTGCTCACTATGGAGCGTCTTATCCTTCATCGTCATATAATCCCAATCAGCAGGATCACCAAGGGCGATTTCGCTTGACCTGCGTACGTTACCAGCAACAACGCATCTGCCAATGAAATTCATAAAGTCGACAATATCGACGCTAGTTAGAAGTTGGCTCTTACGTCGTAGGATATTATTAAAATGGTGCGTGACCATTTTATGCAAACCATGTAAAGTGTCAGGCCCGCTAGCCTTACCACCAAATCCCTTTATCTCTGACCCCGCTGGTCTGATAGCAGAATAGTCAAACTTAAGTGTCCCAAGATCTGGGCGATTTGTGAATGATTCAATCAATGCTCGTAATGAATCAACCCAACCTTCCCGTGAGTCTTCGATTCCCCACGGAGTCTCTGTATCGTGTGGTTTAACGACAGTTATCTTATTTGCACCACGTGTATCGAATCCGACACCAACACCAAGCATAGACATATCCATAACAAAGCAGAATGGCCAAGCTGGGTCTTCCGCGATATCCTTGGTACTACAATATCCACAGTTGTTGAGGCTTGCAGAACCCAACTTCCACATATGTGGAGTGCCCATTACCCACAGGCCACGGCCAGGCGGTAAAAACTTGAAGTCCCACATACGTTGGAACATTTCTTGTGCGGACTTTTGAGCTTTTGATCGCGTCCACGGCAACGCCATACCACCGAAAGCGATGTTGTCTTCTTTGTCGCTCTCACTCTTATTCTTATTCTTGTCGTTCTTACTCTTGCTGCACCACACACGCTGAATTTCGTAGCAGCCTTCAACAACACGCTGCAACATATCAACAAACGTCTCCTTAGTGCCATCTTCTTTGAGACGTGAATATGTGCGATAGAAAACAAACTCACCAAGACCGTTATATCCGAATTTAGGCTTTTTACCGGTGAACTTGGCTATGAACGCAGGGTCCAATTTAAACGGCGAATCATCACTTACCGTCTTGCGCCCATTCTTGGAAACCGGGTTTTTATAAGTTTTTGGTGTTGGTTTAACTATCGTTGTTGACACAGTACCATTCTCCAATCATCATCTAATATTGATTTTGCTTTTGCTCGAAAATCGCCATCTTTCGTGAGGTTGATGGCCAAACAGTACAACTCTGATTCTGTCGGTAGCAAAATGCGTTCGTGTGGTGCTACTATTGCAAGCTTTGACAAAGCTTCGGTGCACGCAACCGACATAGCCAAATATGCTTCGGTGATATCCCCACTCTTATACCACCTTACAATATTTCGCAACTTGCCAAATGACTCACGATTCAACAACAAAGCAGCAGCGGATTTGCTATTGCATCTATCATTGATAAACTTATGTACGGTGTTTAACTGTGTGAGGCAATTTGAAGAGCTGGCTGCGTGTTTCTGCATGCGATCAAAGCATACATCCATCATATTACCTTGAAAGAATACAGATAAACCTTTGTGTAATAATTTCTTCTCTTTCATATAACCAACCGCGAAATTGATAAATGCTCTTGCTGTTGGCTTATCTAATTCCCACTCATCAATCTTATTAGCTAGTCTTGTGATATATCTCCATTGGTAGGTCTTCTTTGGATCGGTATTCTTTGGAAACGACAACCTCACACCCTGTGTTGCGAACGCTTCTTGGCACCATTTCCACGTTCGCATTACAGTTGTGGGAGATTCTAGTATTTGAGTCATTTAGTTCGCCTTTTGATACCACTCTAATACAAGAAGACACTCATGGCAAAATCAGAGAAAGATAGCGTTAAGAAACCTCAAGAAAAAGTCACTGAGGAAGCACCACCAATTGACGCACGGGTAGAGTTTGAACAGCGATTTGATTTTTTTATGACTCAATTCCGCACAGTTTGTGAAGAAGCCAAAGTACCTATTGCGATAGCTATAGTCGTCGATGCTGAAAACCCGACAACTCCATTTATTTACAATCATGGTCACATATATGATCAAGCATCGATTTTAGCAAGCGTACTACGTGATTTAAAACGCAAGATAATAGAAGACATATCCGCTTAAACCATTGCATCGACAAATAATTGCGCTATCTTAGCACGCAATGTGTCGTATGGTAATGCGTCGTAGCATTCAAGCAATATCCTACATATAGGATTATGTTTATCAATCTCTAATCGGTGAATGAAGAGATCTAAAGACGGGGGGCATCGCAAACTAATAAATGACTGCCCCCAAGTTCTATCTATCTCTCGGATGACTGGTGGGGCCAATAAATCAGATTCATCTCCGTATGTGCCGCGAATCGCTCCTTCAACAGAGGCTAGAACTTTATTCTTCGATGCACATAAGTATGCTTTTGTAGGATCTTGGTCAAATACGATTAACCACATCGGGATAATCTTACCGTTTAACGTTAGCTCGTGCGATTCACTCGGTAGAAATTCCACCGGTAGTCCGCCTTTCAATATCGTTGTTGTCTAACGCTACCCAATAAATTTCGATGGTATCAGAATCTGCAAGAGCCTCAAATTTATGCCATACACCCGGCGGTACATCGGTACACATTCCATCCGTTAATACGGTCTCATCTGCAATCTCACCACTAAGAATGGTAATTTTCATCTTCCCTCGAAGAACGAAGAATCGAGAGAATTTACATGCATGACGATGTTCTGAACAATAACCGCGTGCAAATGAAGTCAATCTGTTGACATCTATGCCGTTAAAATTGAATATACTCTGCGTTGTACCCCACGCCTTACCTTGGACTGGACCGATTGGTATGCTCATAATGGATTAGATACGTGATTTCTCATAGAAGAATTTCACGTTGCGATCGCCTTCCACGATAATTTCATTTATACCAACACCAGTGGTATCGGTCGGGTCAGCGAGTTTATTGGTTTGAAGAATGTTGTTCGCTGGACTAAACAAATCGACGTATGAAACACCATCAACTTTCGATACAGTTTCAATGATATCTGATACGTACAACGGTTGTCCAAGGTCTCTATTATCTACGTTAAAAAACGAGTCTAAGGCTGCATTTACGTTCGTACGAACAACTGATGCGTCGGCATTTTTACTAACTACAACAGTCATATCAGTAGTAATAGATTTAATTGCACCATCAAGAACACTCACAGTATCAGTCAATACATTATATCCACTAACATAAGTCTGTACAGCCTGTTTAAGACCTAAACTTGGCGTAACCAGACCGGTTGCACCATATGCTAGTATATACAGTTCAACCAGATTTGCATTGAGATCTGTACGCACCGTAGCAACAGCCTTTGCAACAGATCCATATACAGGACTTGCAAAACTGCTAACAACTTGTGCATAATCAGAGCTAGTGGTAATACTAGCTGGTCTATCAGAAGCAAAAGCTCTCACCACAAAATCGCGTGGTGCTCGTTTCTTAGCTTGCTCCATCGTTTCTCTGTCGGTCCCTCCGGAGCTAGCAACCAAATTCCTAAATGTGATTTGAACTGGTGCAGTAGCCGGTGATGGAGGTGATATCGACCTCGATTCATTTATTGCATAGCTTCCGATCCTGCCTCTTACACCTCCACCGATACGATAATTAACTACGATTTGTTGACCGGCTAGTGGTGCTTTTCCGTTGATATCGTCGCCAAATAGTAAATCAATCCTATCGGAATAATACGTAATATTAACGACTTCTGCGTCTGCCGAATATGTTTCGAGTGGATTTGTCGTAACTGTCCACGATACCGGTGAATCACCGGTATAAACATCGACAGTTATTGGCTCTTGTAGAATATTAGCTACCTTAATAGAGAATGCTTGATTTGGGCCACCTGGACTATATAAATTAGCTGGACCTGCGAATCGCCCTTCAATACCATAGCCTATAACGCCACGCTTACCGGCAGGTATGGTTAATGGGCTCTTAAAATCACCAGGAGCACGAAATAGCTCATAATATACCGGTTGCCCGTCTGGACCTGCGATTGTGAATCTTGCACCAGCATCGATATCAATATTTATCGTCAAAGCTGATTGTACTGCAACTTCGATATCGACCACTGCTGGTGTTTGCGATTTGATCGTCTGATTAATCAATGCAAGATGTTCAATGAGTGCGGTTTCAGTCTGGCATGTCGGAAGAAATGATTCATTCGAAAGCAAGTCAGATCTTAGGCTTAATTTTGCTACATTATTGGCCTGGGTTTCAATCAGCATCATGATGCCACTATGAGCAACCCAATCATTGTAATCGTTTGGATAATATGTACGGATATACTCTATAATCGCACGTCGAGACGTATCGAAATCCAATGCACTAAAATCGATACGACGTAGCTTAGCCGGTGGCAACATGACGTCGAATTCGTCAGGCGTCAGCGGCAACTTGAACATTGTGTTTTCTAATTCGTCGCTCATATCGCGGCTCCAGGGGCTGGTATCGAGGTATTCAGTAAGAACTGTTCTGTTGGTGCGTAACTCATATTACCCATTACAGTTACCTTTAATAGCAAATCCGCAGGAACAGTTTCCAATTGAACATCGACATTGATCAATCTTGGTTCATTTGTGCTTAATGCTGTTAGTATGTTAGTACGTAAATCTGCTAACACCTCGTCCGTCATCGGCTCAAACACAGTAGATCGCAGAGTCGTTCCAAATCTCGGTCTTTGGACACGCTCACCTGGTATCGTAAGCAATAATTGTAATACATCGTTTTTCACAAGACGCAAATCAGACTGGCGTGGTAGTATACCTCGATATCGATTGGGTTCCGAATCCGACTGATTTGTGTTAGCAAATGTCTGCACAGCGTTGAGGAAGGGCGGGTTAAAGCCGAAATATGTTGCTTTACTCATGCTACACCTCTCATCTCACCATCTGTGCCACTGCCAAAATTCTATTTTCTAAGTCTGTCGCATTACTCGCCTGCTCATTAGCCATTATGACCAAAGCATTCATCTGTGCCACAAATAATACTAGCTTCGATCTTAGAGAATCCAAAACCGATTGTAATGATGGATCAGATTGGATTAGTTGTTCAAGAGCCGCGATAGCTTTTTTCGTTTCATTCTGATTCTTTTGGTTTTCTATAATATCAGTTTCAGTATCTATTCTGGCTTGTCTGACAACACCCAGCTCAGCATTGAGAATTGTAAATTGGTTGTCTGCGGAATTATTTATAGCGATAATATCTGCTTGTGACACTCCGAGCGATGACAAATCTAGTATATTAGTATCATGTCTGATTTGCAGAGGGTTAGAAGCTAACATCGGTTGAAGCGTCGATTCCTCAGATATCCCAAATTCGAGAATTTGTCCTACTTCGAATTGTTTCTTTGCAGAACCTATAGATGATGCATTGGATAGAGTGTTGGTATAGACTCGCTGCCCATCCGGCTTCTTCGTATCAATTGGTTTCCGCTGCCGAAATTCTATTGCTGCAGGAAGTTGAATCTCCGTAAGCGGCCCGTTCGGCGGTGACGTCATACTTATAATATATGTGACATTGCCACTGTCCGACGCAGATTGCGGGATTACTGCAAGATACAAAGCTGTTGGGTAGGTTATAATCACATTATATCTTTTCAAACAATGTCTTTATTGTACTCTAAATCCTTATTATATCTGGCACCACGATTGTTCGGTTCAAGCTGTGGTAAATCAGATGGAATAAGCACATCTGGGGGCTGGATCGGAATGAAGGAGTCGTAACCAATCCACCGCAGAACTTTGTTGATCTTGATGTAATTAGAATCTATTTCAAGCATTCCACTACCACCCATTAGTGTCACTGCATTATTGCTACGCATAGAAATATTGCGATTTGCGTACACCTTAGCATCTTGACCGGCTATTACCTCAACATCACCGGCACAGACTATTTGGATTTTTCCCTGTTCATCGTTCCTGATAACTATTTCGCGCTTGATTTCATCGAACCACCAACAAATCTTAACAGCGTCCGGCTGTTGTCTCGCTCTGCATACTGTCAACTTCTCCTTGCCAGAAAACCACAAGCCTCGATCATCAAGATCGACAAGTTCAGTCCATGGATCATCATCTTTACTACCATCCCTACATTCTAATCCCTGTTGAACTCCTTGGCGTGCTGGCGGATTAACTATATCTCCCCATGGCACATCATCCGGCGTATTACCACCAGCGGTCTTGAATCTTATATATTCATTGTGAAAATCTAGTTTCATATGATGCGATGTCAATTCGGTATTACCAGCAACCAAAGAATCTTCAAGAAATTCGTTAGCCTTGATCCCAGCCCACGGCATTGGATATAGTGGCTTAGAGCCAACCATGAAATATTGCAACTTATCGTTTAGTTGGGCGGTAATTCCAAGAGGGCTGCCCCATGTGGTCTGGTTTAACTCATCACGCTCATTGAATTCCCAATAGAATCCTCTTGGGTTGCCTTCTACCTCTTTACCTTGCGCCCCAGGTGTTCGACGACCCTTAATCAAGACACCATGAGCTCGCGGGTTCTCTTGTGTATCTGCATGTTTTGTATCAGAACCTCTATCATCGAGTACTAATTTAATGCCATATCTAGTGACCCACCGTATCCACCGCGCATCACCTTTCCAGTATTGATTTTCGTGTTCAGTTTTCGTTCCTGTTTCATCAAGCAATTTACGCTTAACAAAGTCATCATCAACAGGATCGAAGCCGATATCAGACATCTGAAAAAGCATACCGCCTTTCGTACGCCACTTCACCCACCGCTCATCATTAGTGCTATCAGATATCTTACGCGGTTGGCCGTATTCTCCTTCACGTGTCTTATTCCAGCCAACATCGCGCATCTCGAATTTGTGGCCATATCTGGTTAACGACATCATTCTACGCTGATCTGCACCATGAGCTGTATCCTCGTTGATCAACTTTTGTAGATATTTCCAACGTGCTATTTCCCATTCTTCGTCTTTTTCTACATCGCCATAGAATTCACCGCTATCAGATTTCGAATTGTTAGACCCATCACTAGATATCTGCCAATGGTACCCTTGGTCGCCCATTAACAGCAAATGACCGTATTTGCTCAACCGCACCATAAACTTAGCATCGGGATTGTTCATCTCCGGTGGCAAAGTCGTCTGTTTATATGGCGTCTTACTACCATTACTATCTGTACTTGTCTGCGATTGCAATGGGTCATTGTCTGGCCCTGGCGGCTGTTGCTTGTGTTCAGAAGGAAAGAAACCAACAGAGCAACTAAAGTCCAAATTACCGTAGCGGTCCGAAGAGCCAGTGCTCATCGGTCTTGAATCTTTTGGAAGGTAATCTTTGTTGTAATCGTCTGGTGCCTTAGTTGCGGTTCCTTCCGCATCGACCGGCAGCGGCGTCACACCGTAAATAGCTGGATACGGATAAAACTTTCGCCTTGTTGGTGTGCAGAAGCCGGTCCAAATAGGGCCATAGGGGTGTTGCTTCTCGAAACCTATCCAGACCCAATCACCGATACATGGTGACGTCCAAGAGCCAGCTCTTTTACCACCAAGATGAAACTGAGATACGGCCCATGGACACTCCTCGGGTTGCAAATCCCAGTCGTGCATTTCCGGGCATTTAAATCTAACTCTATGCATATTTAGCGGATCATTCGTTTCCACCACTAAAGCTCTGTATATGCCAGGAAATCGCTGATTAAGAGGACGCTCTCGATTAATCAGCAAGCGATCTAACCCAATCGTAGCATTTTCTTCATTCATACTAATTCACTTGCAATGAGTGATCTCGACGGAACCATAATCGTATCACCGGCTTGCGGCCAATTTAGAGCATCAGAGGCATTGTTGATAGCTATCAACAGCCAGTCTAATGACGAATTACCATATAAAGAGAAAGCGATAAGATCTGGCCTCCCGGCAAAAGAATTACTTACAACGTACGCAGTTGCGCTTTTGGCTAGTAAATCCGTTATAGGATTCTTCCATCTTCCGAACGTATCCTGATTATCAAACAATACGTGTTCAGTTTGGCTGAATCTAGAATAGACATATTGGTTTAAGTCTGTTGCATCCATAATAATCCTTATTGCCAATCTGGCGGCACTGCGGAAATCAATCCTGCAATAGCAACTTTGGGTGGCTGGACTTGCGATGATTGATTTGTGGTATCTTGCGGAACATTACCTCTAGACCACAATTGCATACCGACCTTGATATTGGTTATCACAGGATGTGCTTGATGTATATTCGGACTACCATTAACGGTAGGAATATAAAGTGCCTTGCCGTGTGAAATATCAATATTACCAAGTCTGCATGTCATTGGATCAGTACCACCAAGCTTCCATATTTTAAAACTTACGATATAAGCACTAACTATCGTCTCTAATGGTGCTGTATAATATCCACGTAAACTAAGTATCTGATTCCTTACTTTAGTGACATCCCAACCATTGGCACCAATGATATATGTCCATTCTAATGTGAATTTTCTAGCACCAGATGTTTTCCAAGCTTGAAACGGTTGATCTCCTGGTACTTCGGTTTCAGACCATGTTCCAGATCTGTTATCTGTAGTTATTTTAGGCGGAAATTGAAACTCAATGGTACGAACGTTATCGCGTCCGATCTTGAATTCGACCGCTTTAGCCAATCGTGTGTCGATGTCAAGCAAATTTGCTGCCATGATTATGTCCAGCTATTCAATCTTGTACCAAGCTTAGATGGCGACTCACCAAGCTTGGGGAGATGTTCTTCAAGCAAGCCTCTAATTGCACCAACATCATCGACGTTACCCTTGCTAAGCTTATTTACAGCGTCAGCAATAATTCCTATCAGCTCTACTTGTTTAGCCTGTGCTTCTTGCTGCTGCCAGCGTGCCGACACGCCCCCGCTCGTCTCTGTCTTAACTTGTATCGTCGAAACTGTTTCCGCAACCACCTTCTTCTTAGTAGCTGTCTCAGTCGAGCCAATAGGAAGATCAAGTTTAGCTGCTATCAGCTCTAATGCTGAAAATGACGTTTTCAATTCGTCGATCTGTGCTCGTATTTTCTCTTGTCCAGCTTGAATAACCGATGCTATTGTGTCGGTAACGCTGCTGATGACCGGCACAGATGATAAGAGATCGGTGAAAGCACCTATAATATCGCTCGATTGTAATTGTGATATAGCGTCAACCAATCCGGTGATGCTGGGGGTCAATAAGCTGGCTGCTTTAGCAGTAGTGTTTAAGCCGTCAACTGCGGTTGCCAGTGGTGCGATAGATGATCTAAATAAAATCGACCCAAACATCATCTTATAACCACCAACCAACACTGCATTGGCGATACTGTTAATCGATGACGCAAGACCATCAACAATGCCACTGATTGCACTACCAAATGATGATATTCCATCGCTCACGGATACCAAATTAGCGGTGCTGCCAGCAACCAGTTTAATCGCTCTACCGAATACGAGCAATGCGGTACTGGTTGTTATTAGTGCCGCAGCGTCTATGGCAGTCAAATAAGATAAACCACTAGCAAGCCCGCCCATACCTTTAGCAAACACAACACCGAGACCCATAGATGCTATAAACGCCGCAATACCAGGTGATGCAATAACGAGAGCACGTCCGAAGTTCGCGAGACCACCATCACCAAGTCTCTCCATTTTGGTAATCGCATTATTGCTGATCAAGAACATTGCTACACTCAAACCGCCCATACCAAGCCCTAAGGCGACCGATGCGGCAGCCATTGCTACACCACCAGCTCCGATTGTTATAGCTGCTGCCAATAATTCACCGCCGAATATGATCAATGCACCGCCCATAAGCAATAAATCACCAGCCGATACCTCCATGAGCTTGACAATACTATTTGTAGCAACTTCAAACGCCAGAGCTAATACATATGCGGCCCCGGCTGCAATCATTGCCGCGACAGATATTCCTATCAGCACGCCAGCTAGTGCTATTGCTGCGGCTCCTCCAACACCAGTCGACATACCGAACACAGCTAGTGCTAATAAACCAAATACGACTGCGAGTGCCCCAACTGCACTCCATAATTTACCATAATCAAGATCCGCTAACATCTTGATCGCAAAAGCTATAGCCAAAATACTTGCACCGACAGCAAAGGCTGCTGTGGCTATAGCAAACAATTTTGTCGCGTTCGTAACACGCATAAACCAATCCCACATTGCGATGGCGGCGGCGGCACCGGCAAATACTGCAAAGATAGCCATAAGACCAGCAGAGACTGCAACAAGTCCTTTTGCTATTGGGCCTAGATATGACCACAATAATGATAATTTATCACCCATCCAACCTAACCACGTTACTGTTGGTTGTGCTGCCTTATTGATACCATCTATTGCTCCTGCTGCCTGCTTCGCCGGTGGTAAGGCACCGGCTAATAATCTTATAAACCAAGCGGCACTATCGACGATTGGTGTAAGAATATTATCTAGGAAAAACATCATAGCCGGTTTCAAAGCATTGAATGCATCCATCCAAGCGCCCTGTATATTGGCCCACATTTTTCCAAAGCTCTTCGCAACAGTTGCGGTCGATTTCTCGTAATAATACGACCTCTTCTGTTCCGCAGTCATATCCTTGGTTGTGGCGTCTTCAAGTCCCTTCATAGCCTTTGCTAATTGATCTGTAGTAGCGGTGATCATATTGAACGGAGCTTCACCGGCCTTCAATGTTGCATTGAGCTGCATCTGTGTTCTAGCATAGCCATCCAGTGCATCGCGCGACATATGAGTATAGCCTTCCATAGCTAGTAATGTATAGTTATACTCATCTCCTTGACCGCCAGTTCTCTTGTATAAATCTGCAAGCGTCTGCATTTGTTGATTAAGACCATCATTTTGACGAACTAAATCCATTGCTGCTCGTTTTTGCTCTTTCGACAGTGATATATCATTTCTGATTCTCGCAGCAGCTTCTTCTGATAATTTTCCTATGCCTTTATAATAGTTAGCGGCCTCTTGGTTTGTATAAACCTCGCTCAACGACTTCTGCATTGCATCAACTTGTGCCATTGGCAAGCTCATAGTATTAGCTAAGCCCATCATGTTCGCTTGTATCTCAGATATCGCAGTAACACCGGCTTTACCCCACATAATGTTGAGTGCTGCAGCCGTTCTGGCTTGATCGCCTAGAAGACTAGCCATTTGCTGGGCAGATAAGCCAAGCTTATACATGGCGTCGGCTTGCTTACCTAATAGAACCGTCTGTTCCTTACTATCTATTCCAACACCTTTCATAGCACGCTGCCAAGCGGCTAAATCTTTTTGGCTGACACCAAGTGAGTTTGAATACATAGCGTTAGTCGTGACAAAATCAGTCAATTCGTCATCATTCGAGCGTATAACTGCACCTAGCTCAGAGAACCCGGCAATACCTTCTTTCCACATTAATCTATATGCCGAAGTCGTTTTGCTAACCTGCCCAAGAATCTGGTTTTGCGTTCCGTAAATACGATAATTGAGGGTGTTAAATTTATTCTCTTCTTCCAAGAATGCAGCGAAACCAGCTCTGAGCCCCTGGATGCCAACAAGCATAGAAGCAAAACCCATAACCGTGTCGACAACAGCATCCTTAGCACTAATCCATGCAGCAGCAACACGCTTTCCTATTCCTACATGTGCTGTGCCTTGACTTGCCGATTTGCCTAAAGCATCGTAGACATTGACCCAAGCGGCGGCGACTTTGTTACCAATACTGGCCTGTTCTCTGCCTTGGCCGAGCATCTCCTTACCAGAGCCCTTTATCCGATTCCAAGTAGATGCAATCTGTTCACCAATATCAGCTTGCTCTTGCCACTGATCTAAGAAGTCGCCAGTATCAATGCTTTGCGTCTTGATAGCTTGATTGAGTAGTTTATATTGTTTTATTTGCTTTTCTAATTCTAGGGTTATCTTATGGTAATCTTTAGATGCCGTGGTTATTGTCTTACTTGTCTTCGCAAAGTCGGTGCTAAACTTCGTTGTCGTCTTCGCTATCTGTTCGTTAGATATAGCAATAGCTTCTACTTGTTTTTGCACTGACGCCAGTGTCTTAGTGACCTTATCTGATAACGTTTGTGCGACGTCTTGTAACCCCTTCTGAATATTGACGATAGCACTCAAAACGCCACTAAGTCCAGTTATGGCTGGTGCTGTCTGAATGCTGAATGCCAGATTTAAAGCATAGCTATTGATATCATCTGCCATTATGACCCTTTACCAACAGCTTTTGCTGCAGCATTCCTATCAAGCCTATAGCAATATAGATCGGTCGTCCAGCTACCAGGCTTGTAAATGTGGTGAAAGCCGTAAACAATCCAATTTCCGGCAACAAAGTAAGGAGGCCCATTCTCTAATGATGACGTTAAGGTGATATCGATGGTGTCGACACCTAAACCTTCTGATCCAGACCATATATAATGGCCCATGACGCGAAACCGCATACGTAGCAGAGCAGAGCTTGATGCAAGATAAATACCTCGTGCTTGACCATCTATGAAGTCTCGATATTTCATTCCCATATCGCCAGCAGATAGTTCGGGTATGGTCGCAACATCACTCCAACCAACACAGCCACCGTCAAGTGGATCGGCGTCGTGTTCTGGTTTGCGATATGATCTAGATAAGCCTCCGGTCACATCAACTTTTGGTTTTAATTTGTTGCCAGTTTGCCTATCACCGACGAATACTACATCTTTCTTCTGCTTATATTGTGATTGGTCGAAATATGCACCAGATACCGCAGACATACCACCCGTCACCAATTGATGATTTACCATCTGTAAAGCGTTATCACCTATGAATTCCCAGTCAATGATATCGCCAGTTCTCTTGTCAGATGTACCACCAAATCCTCTCCATTCATAGGTAGCACGATGTTGTGACGTCATTGCAGCTTGCTCTTTTATAGTGAGTTTCTCACCATCTGGGTAGAGCAACCATCTAGTTTTATTATCCGACAGACTCGTGGACCACTCCAACAAAGACATAATGAAAGTCTTTGGATCCATACGCATCTGCCACCATCTATTAAGCTTACTATCCTTCGTATCGCCGTCAAAGACCACCTCACATCTGGCCTTGCTATATTTCTCTATTACCTGCTTTACTACCGATGCTACATTACCCTGATAACTTGAACCACCAGCATCACCACCAGTTAGCACATACGAGGGGTAGTCGATAGCGAGGAATTCTATTTCAGAAGCGTTGGTACGACCACATGGTGCCATCGTGACCAATGCGTGATTCTGAACCTCTGTTTTCAGTTCTGAATCAGCATGCCAACGCACAAAACTTTGTATTTCAACCGGTGCTATCGTCTCTGACCTACTGTAATCGAAATATTCGTTACCAACAAAGTTTTTGTAGATAGTGAAGTGAGGATCATAGAACTTAGCTCTGACTTGCTCCCCTCCATTAAGCATTGCGATGAATTCGTACTTAATACAGTTTCCACCAACATCTAAACCAACCGAAGCCGGGTTAGAAGGCGAACGCACCTTCACAACAACTATCGGTGATGATCCACCTTGCGGAATACCTTGCTCCACAAGACGCTTATTGGTAGCCACATGAAACTCCTCTTTATCAATTTTGACCCCGCGAAAAGACCAGAACTATTCCTCCTTTTGGACGATGACGGCAAGAGGCTCGTTCTCTTGAAGCATGCTGCAATGGATAAATCAGAAATTCCGATGATTCGCGCAGCATCATCGCAGTTATCTAGAATGCCAACCCATGAGAAAATGGGCTGGTTCCGAAAATTGCGATCTTGGAAGACAGCGTATCGGCAATTCACGAAAGCCAAAGTTACCATTCTATCGGAGTATCCTTTGAAGTAGTATACCCTATCTACCGACATTTAACGAGTTAAAGACTACCGCCGTCGCTGCTATAATTATCCAGAGGGAAACATGATGAGATATGAAGAATTGAGACGACGCTATATCCAATGTCAGAAAAATGCCACCAGGGTGGGGGATTTGAAAGAAAAAGCCGCAAATGGCAAATTGTCTGCACCCCGATTGGCTGACTGCCGCCAAGAAATCGATCGCCTTGGTGCAGAGCTAGCCGAGGACGAGAAACTATTCACCCATTTGCATGAGGCAGGCGATCCAGCTTGGCAGAAGCTATCAGGAGAATTGGATACCGCCTTAAAAGAATATCAGTCTACGGACGACCCACTCAGCTTGCGTCAGATAACAAAGAAATTTATTGGTACTATGTCCGTTCTAATTCTAGGTACGTGGATCATTGATGGACTACGTAGGAGATAAAATGCACCTTACCAGCAAAGAGATTGGCGTCATCTTGAAATCATTACAAGAAAAATATGGCTTCGGCTACAGCAACGCCGAAGAAGATGGGGTCAAGATTGGCCAACTACAGGCCAAGCTATCCATTATGGCCGAAGTAGCTGCGGCGACCAAGCGTTAAGATTGTTCAAATAGTCTTGGCCTTACAACATTTGCTACATTCTTCAACCTATTCTCTAGGTATAACCGCTGTTGTATATTGAGCGGCTTTACACTCTTCTCAAATATCTGTCGTATCTCTGACAGACTAGCAACCTTTACTAAATCATTCCAATCGTTGCTCATTTTGCCGTCTGGTAGCTTTACAATTGGCGGTAAAGTATAGAAAATTTTGTAACCGAGAGGTTGTAATAGTGCAGTATTATGAAATATGCTCTCTATGCCCGCCTTGTCATTATCTGGCGCAAGAATAATACCATCTTTGGGACCGATTAGCCGTATCTTTTTGGCCTGAGTCTCAGTTAGTGATGAGCCACCAGAAGCAAGACATTGATCTTCTAATGTTAGACAATTGAAGATTGATTCGACTATTATGATAAAACTAGCTGGCTCGACTTGATCAAACCCGTAAAAAAACTGACCTTTCGTTACCCCAACGCTTTCTGGTGGAAACATAAACTTCTTGTTCAGCCGCGATCTACTTTGCCAATAGACTATGGTATTTGGATCGTACTCATAATATGGCCAAACAATATTAAAGCCACTATGCTTTATTCTATATTTATTGATCTTTTTAACATCTACACCTCTACCAGCAAGCCACGATAGCAAGCCTAATTCGAGTTGTGATGATATTCCGAACTCTACAGTGCCCTCTGGAAGTTCAAGAGATACTTCGTCTTTTGTTTCTGGCATCAGACGTGTTCTGTGCCATTTGAATAACGCATGAGCACCGGAAGATGCCCCCAAAACGTCCTGAACGGCTTGTGAGAACGAACAACTTCCTTTCTTCAGAGTCAAATAATGTTGGACAAACCTCAGGAACGTCCGCTTATTTATTTTGCCAGTATTCGGATTAATTCCAGCCCATGTCGAGTCGCCACGCCAATCATGAACAGAAGCCTTCTCAATGCTGATATTGAAATGATAACCATCATCACCGTCAAAGGGGTTATTGATACGTAATTCATCGCCTCCCTTTCGCGGTTTGCATTCAGGGAAATTCTTATAAACCCAAGCAGATATTTTTTCAGGTGGTATTGGTATGTGCATCTGATCTGAAATACGACAAATACCATTAGGCGGCTATAGGGTTAGCTAATTATAATTAAGTTATCTTAAATGATGTGGTGGCGATATATTTAACATTAGTAGAGCTATTTATATAAATATAGCCAGCAATATAATAAGTTCCCGCAGGTACGCCAGTTGTATCCCAATTCCACACAGTCGTACCATTCGCAGCAGGTGATGCCATCAAAATCCAATGATATTGGTCACTTGCACCGCCCCAAGCTGATAAAGGCGTGTAACATAAATTAACAGTATAACCAGCTTGAATACCATAGGCTGTCCATGTGACTGGAATTATGGTCCCGGCAGCATAGGTTCCAGAGACCGGAGTACTGATAGTAAAAGTACAAGTTGGAAGAGGAGTACCTGCTACTTGAGCGTGCCACACACCATTCACTCCACCGCTAGGAGCGACTCCTTGCGGACCACACCAAGCACACACCCAAGTACCAGTTCCATTATTTCTAGAAACAGCCGGAGTTACCTGGTCATCGATACCACGGTGCTCCAAACTTGGATTGTTAACAACATATTGAGACGTCTTCACGACACCATTTATATTATATTGCCTAGCTATGATACCGTAATCTGACGTTATTGGATCATCGGGATGGTTATAAGCCTGCCAAACAACTGTGAAATTACCATTTCTGTCGCAAGCAATACTAGCACTCTCGCTGTTATCGGAGGCAGTGTTGACTTGTATTTCTGCACACAGTGCAGTGCCGCTTGAATTGAATGTGCGAGCTACTATACCATATTTTCCACTTACCCATTGGTGTGCGCTTACCCAGCAAGCTGCAATATTGCCGTTATCATCTACAGCTACCTGCGGATCTGTTTGTGGATTAGTTATATACGTATTCATCTGAACTACGCTACCCGTTTTACTTCCAGACGCTGTAAATCTCTGGAAGTAAACATCCCAGCCAGAACCGGCTCCAACATCATACTGCTGCCATGCAGCCGTGAACGCACCAGTTGAACGATTAATAGCAACATCCGGATGACCCGCACTATGGCCGCTAATGTAGTTAACAACAAAATTTGTAGTGCCAGTTTTCGCACCGGCTGCAGTGAATCGCTGTCCGCAAATAGCTGGAAACGCTGTACCATCATACAATTGCCTCCATACTACAACAAACGCGCTATTGTCACGCATAGCTATAGCCGGATCAGAAAAGTCGTCAGCAGACAATGCATTGACTCTAAATTGATCGCCCTTTGGTGTACCATCAGCATAATACATTCTAGCTTGAATATTTTGTCCGTAATCAATATCAGGCCCCTGCCATACAATAACAAAGCTACCGTCAGGAGCCATCGCTATATCAGGTACATTACTTGTCTTATCATCATAAGATGGGACGATAAATTGTGGTGTAGTTTGATTGCCATTTGCATCAAAACACTGTGCCATTACAACTGGGCTAGTCGGATCATCACTATTAACCCAAGTTATTGCAAAACTACCATCAATACAATCGGCAACACGTGGTTTGCCGTAGGCATGACTTACTTCTACTGATGGCGAGGGTGATAATGATAATGAAGGTGAGAGCGAGGGCGATAACGACAATGATCGCGAAGGCGAAGGTGACAACAGGCTAGCTGATGGTGATGGCGACGGCGATAACAATGAAGCTGATGGTGATAGCGATATTATAGGCGAAGACGACAATGAAGGCGATAAAGATAATGAAGGTGATAAAGATAATGCCGATGGTGAAGGTGATGGCGACGGTGACAACAACGACTGTGAGGGCGACAGCGATAATGAAGGCGATAGTGACGGCGAGGGTGACTGCCAAGACGACCTAGACAGCGATGGCGACATGGACGGGCTTATCGAAGGCGATGGCGGTGGTGGAAGTGGAGTCGGTGACGGTGGAGGAGGTGGCGGCGGCGGTGAAGGCGGCAACTTGCAATCTTCTATAAAATCACCGAAGTATGTCAGCCTTCTCGGACAAGTCGCAACAGCACTGAACCACATCTGCGTAATAACCGCACCGGACGCATCCTTACCCTTAACAAGCCATAGACGTTGAGTTCCACTTGGGTGTCCATCAACAGTGATAGAGCCTGATGGTGAAAAGCTACCGTAGTAAGCCCCATCACAACCAGAACAGCACAAGTCTCTGCAATACAGCTCTGTCACCACGATATCGGATGAATCGCTGTACCATTCTAACGTATAAGGCAAATCAGCTCTGACAAAAGGTGTACTATAGCCAGCTGCACGCAAGTATTGATATCCAGCAACCGGCAAAGTAACCGTTAATTTCTCAATATATGTTGGACTTGTAGCAGAGCTCCCAAATGACACATCTTGAGTACGATAAGCACCTAGATCAATCGTTGTATCTTCTAATTTTAAAACCAAACCACCGCTCCAAATATCTCCAAGTTGTGGCAGGTCGTAACCAAAATACTCTAATTGTTGAACTTGCCACAGAGCATATTGTGTTGTGAATATTGTATGGTCAATATCGATTTCGAGCGGTTGTGATACCCATTGGTTAGTTTCAAGATTCGCAACAGTACATGGATATAGTGTATTTGCATCCGATAGAAACGCTTTATAATGATCTATATCTGGCCAGCGACAAATCCGCAATAAAGCCAAAACAGAATCTAATGTCTCTTGGTCATAAGCCACAGATACATTATCTTGATTTAGCGTTTGCAGCCGCCTATTAATCCTAGATGTGACGCCTTTTTTATCTGTTACTAATAAACTGGCTACAGTGACATTACCCCACATATTAATAAAAGGTGTACCTGGCATCAAACTAGCACTCACAAAGCCAGTAAGCATATATCTATTATTAAACGAAATTGGATATTGTTGCACCACAGAAGTCTGAGAAGATTGTGCAATTTGTCTAGTTGATAACGCCATATTACGCTCCGCCTTGCAGTACAGTAAACCAGCAAGTATATGGTGGCGTTGTTGAAACACCATCATTATTTATAGCTACAATGGTATAGCTATGAACACCCGCAGCACGTTGTCCTATTGCTACATTAAAGTCTACTCCGCCTATGCTTGTATTAGTATGTGGGTTGGTGGTGATCGGTATCCGCACACCATCCAACCATAGTGATGCTGAATAAACGCCCTTCGCAAGATCGTATGCGTTAAAGGTTATAATTAACTCTTGACCGGAATAAAGGGTTGTCTGTGATTGCCCTGCTGTTTGAAATATAGGTGTTGTCCGCTCGGCCTCATCGTACTGCGTGATCACAACATTACGGATCGTAGCGTTTGAGCTGACAACAATCGTACAATCGGTTGGCGATGTCGTACCCGTAATTGGCATTGATAGCTGCCCATTAACAGTGGTGATATGGATTTTATAATAACGATAAGCTACACCATTGCTAAACGTGAAGTACGGAGTCCAAGCGTTTATACCTGGCGCTTCGGTATTAATTCTTGTATCTAAGATGATCCAATTTATGCCATCGTGTGAGCCTTGAAAAGTAAAATCGCGTGGGAATCCGTCGCCACTGTTATAATTCTGCTCATTAATAATTTCACCATTTACAACAGTCGTGCCATTATAATTCTGTTCTTGAATTGCATATTTGTTTATAGCGACCGCATGGCCAACTCCAAAATCATACTGAATGTACCACGGTGCGATCGATGTAGCACTTATCCATCTATCCGATTCACCGAGATTTGTACCACTGAATGCTTTCCATGCAGAATAATATGTTGAACGATATTCAGAATAATATTCACTTGTAGCACTAACAACATTCGGCTCTGGTACCGTGTTAGATGCCATAATAGTAGTACAAGCATTAGTTGCAGCATTATTCGCACCATCAACAGAAATACAGATTAGTTTAAGCTCTGCTATATTAGTCGCAGTCCCACCGCCAACAACAGCAGCGATGCTTAATCTATAATAACGATAAGCCGTCCCGTTGTTGAACGAGAAGTAATCGCTCCAAGACGCTGGACCAGGTGCGCTAATATCGACTCTCGTATCAAGCGTATCCCAAGTAATTTCATCGTTAGAAGCTTGAAGACTAAAATCTTTCGGGAAACCTACATAATTGAATGAATTTCGCTCTTGTATCGCATATTTATTTATAACTACGGCAGTATAGAAGTCATATTGCAAATAATGCGGAAACGGCGTCGATTGACTAGCCCATATATCATTCTCATCAAGACTAGATCTATTAAATGCTTTCCATGCCGGACAAAAGAATGATGCTTCTTCCCAGGTCGTCCATGCATTACCATGAGCGAATGGGTCAAAAACTACATCGCCATTTGGACCGAACAGTTTATGTGTGTAAGTATGGTTAGATTCACCGTTTTGTAAACAACTGACTTTACCGTTGGATAAAGGACGCACTAAGACACACGCATCAAACACAGAACTACGCGGAGGTGATTGGTCCTCTATACAAATTAGATAAGCGCCTGGGATAGTCCTCGGATCAATAAAACCAGCCATACGACTAGGACTGTCACCACCCGCTAACGCCCAATTTATTTCATAATTACCGCCAATCCAGTGATAAAAATCTGAGGTCGTCGGATCTAATGTCGTCTCAATTTGTTGAACGCCATAGCGATAAGATCTGAAAACGTATTGCCCAAGATGTGTAGGGTTACTTTCCGATCGTTCGCTATCTGCACTAGCTACATATGGTGCTGGTGTCGTATTGGAAGTCATCTTCGCAGTACAAGTTGTAGTTTCAGCATTATTGCTACCATCAGTCGACATACAGACCAGTTTTATTTCACCGATAATGACACATGGCGACGGGAATATATCAAGAATCACAACTGGCGGCGGTGCGATATCTATTGAAGCTGGCTCTATTGAGCTTGTAATTGTTTCGCCAACTGTAGTTTGTTCGACATATGTAATAGTTGGAACAACCTGCTCTGCTACAACTGGTTGTACTGGCATTTCACTTGTATCCATACCAGGCAGCGGTAACCCACTACCAGCTACAGCTTCTGTAACTCCAATCGTCTTATTGAATCGTATTGGCAATATTTCGCTTGCCGCAATTCTCGCTTTTATCAATCCGAAAACACATGAATCGTTATAGCATCCAGGCGTAAATGGATGCACAGGAACAATAACTTGTTTGTTAATAAAAACAAGACTATCTCGGCTTGCTATTGGTGTTGAATATGCTATTTCAGTCAGATCGTTGGTTGATAAATCACGTTTGAAAACCAAGTAATCGTTAGTAGGAAAGATATTTTTCTGAGCGGCGACATCCTTAGCAGTCGCTACAGTGGTTGGATCAACTAGATCGCGTTCAAGTTTGATGTCAGTAATATTATACTCAGGCATTTGTGTCGTATCAACCAACTTCTTGTTCTGCATATAGGCAAGAAGCTGGTTGATATCACGATCATCAACAATGCCATCGCCACTGACATCAACATATGGCTGGTTTGCTGATCTGTTCTTCGGCAGTGGTCCAGACCCATGGGTAGCGATATAATTAGCTATAGCATTATAGTCATTAATATCGACTACACCATCACCCATTACATCAAATCGATTACCAGGATTTTGCCATTTAGAAGAACCCAATATTACAGTACTTATAGTAAACTTACCTACCAATGGCGTGACCTGAATCACCTCAACATATGTTGTTAATCCGATTTTTGTAGATGGCGGCGGTATAATCATTGTTCTCTACGATATCGTCAAAATAAATTGCTTGCTGCATCGCGTCGAACCATCTGGAAGTGTGGCTTTGACAGAATAGGTATATGTCCCCTTCAAAAATTTAGTCGTATCGACCATATATCTGAATACATATGGATTTGAACGATACGACCCTTGCCGCAAGCCTATAGTTAGAGGCTCTTCCTCGACCAATACCTCGTGATTTTCTGTCTGAATTGTGATAGTTCCAATAAGCTGTGGTAGGATAGGAGCCACCAAATTGAAATCATAATCATATAACGGCAAAGGCATAATACCAATTTCAAGTGGCCTAACTTCTGATTGGTTGAATTTCTGATCAAGCGGCTCGAAACCAAGCCTAACTGATGTTAGTGAATCTTGTACATCCCAGTCGTCTGCATATACCCAAAACTTATTGCATGCTTGCAAAATTAGACCGCTCAATGCAGGATCGTTCAGATCTGGATATCTTGTATATCCATCAGTACCAATGATGCATGCACCAGTAAATTCTTCGAGAGTACAGGGATCTGTTGGGATATAACTCCAAACATCATAATAAACATCTGGTACCGCTGCATCTGCTGGAATATCAAATAAGAGCCGGTATTCACCGGGCAATATTGCTCCTTGCTCGCCCTCGGTTCCACATGCTCCATCAGGCGTATCACCTCTAATATATTCAACAGGAGATGGGTAGTTTGGTTCCCAGGGGTCGACAACGACGAATGATGCGACCAGGTTCGCTGGAATTATCTGGGTCTTATATATATCAACTTTACGTATCGCATACGGGGCAGTGGGGATCCCACCTCGTAAGAATCGCGTGTCTAATTGCACTGTGTTGCCACGCCTGGCAGAGATTCGTTGATATACAGCCATACTGCACCTCGTTTCAATATCTTTGCTAAGCCGAAGATTATTAGTGAGGTAGAGTAGACGGCATTGCTGAGGATTCCTTCTTATTCCGTTCCTCAGCCACCTTCTCTAACTTCTTAGCCCACCACGCACGCTCTTCGCCAGTCATCGAATTCTGTTCGAATAGCGTTAATTCCCCAGTGCCGCCCACTCCTGCTCTCAACATGAATTGCTGCTCCATCAGCATATTCCATTCTTTTTCACACTGTTCGTGTGACTTGTGGACGAAAAAAGGATTCGGTGATCGGCAACATAGCACGGTATGCTTCATTGCATGCCGCACATTGTATCTCGACCATCGTTTCGATACTGGGGGTATTTTCGGATAGCCATTCTCTGATGACGGCTATGTCCGTAGAATGCATCTTATTAACGATGCTCTTTATCTTGAATCGATCTGTGACACCCATGATGTCGACAATAACCGTCTCGATATTCTGAGTAACCAGATCATCGAGGGCTATCTCGTCATGACTATGGTCGACGAATTGTTGAGCACGCTCTCTTGGTTTGATCTTAGCTCTAGAGCCGCCAACGATCATGTTTTGAGCCTTCTTCATACGTTGGATACCATTTGCATCTCGTACGCGAAGATATCTAATCGACGCCGTAATTTCTCTACCGGTCGTCTTACTCAAATATGGCAATGATACTTTGAATGGTTCAGACCCAAGTGATTCGTCTGCCCAAACGATCGTAGTAACAAGCTCATTCAAGTCGATGGAGTGAGTGGCTACCTGCTGGCATTGCTGGTTTGGACAGGTCGATGCGAATTCATAGATATTGCCGTGAGTAATACCGCGCAGATAGTACAGGAGATAGATCTGATCACCAACCAACAAATCCTGTACGTCGAATCCATCCGGAAAACGGCAACATTCCTTCAACATATAGTCGATAGATTGGCCGGTTTGTGCTAATCGCGCAGTAGCTAAGATCTTGTCAACCTTTGCCGACCATGCCTTCACGCCTATTACCCCAGAACTCCAACCATAGTATAGACCCTTGCTTGGCAAGGTCGTCTCTTCCCAAGGGATTAGCTGTTCTGGTGTAGCTCTTGAAATGATGTCGACGACATCGAGATCAGAAGTAGCATTACCAACCAATTTCGAGATATCCGAGATCGGTTTCTCGCTCAATGGCGTTGTTGATGCTGATTGGGCTTGTAATTGACTTGGAGCGTCACCACCGGTAAGATGTACTTCTTCTTCTACACGATCTGCCATTGGTCCACCTATAAGTAGCTTGTTTATGTGGTCTAGATTATATCTACCAAGCAAAAAACCATCAGTAGCCTTCTGACGCGGAGCTATCTGATGTAGAATCGGCCCAATCGTATGCAATAGTTACATCGATCACCTTTATCTCGGTAGCAGTATATGTCAGATCGCCCTCTTTAACGCTCTGCGGCCAGCTACCATAAAGAGTCCAAGTAGTCCATGATGAGAAATCTAGATTATAAACCTTGATGACGGAATCTTTTTTATAGTCAACTGGACTATTGAGACCGGTCTTCACCGACCATACCTTCTCACGCCAATCCTTAATAATCTGTGATGCCTTATTAGAGCCTACCACAACATCATAGAACGTGATTCTGATATCTTCCCAAGTAACCATTCCAGCATATTTATAAACGAGCGAAGAACCATCAACGGTATCTTTCGTGATTGTAAAAGTAGGTAGTGTCGCCTCTTTTGCTAACAATTTTGTTGGGAATAAGTTCCGATTGTCCTCAAATAGATTAATGATCTCCCAAGTATATTGGTAAACAGGCTTCAGATTATTCTCTGTAGCTGCAATTCCAGTACCGACATCTGTAGCAACTATGAATCCTGGCGTAATATTCTCCCTATGTAGCTGGTGCCTGATCTTTAACTTCGATTTTCTCTTCAGTTGACTTATCCATCTCCAAGGTAAATGTGATTTCGGATATCTTAGACGAAGTGTAATCAAGCTCATCCGGAGTTACTTTAGACGGCCAGCAACCATGCATTGTATATCTATAGATAGCAGCACCAGTGCCATTAAGCATTTCCAACGTACAGGTGCGTTTTCTAAGGTTAATCTGCGACCGGTTGATGTTTATAACACCAGTCGACCACCATTGATAAATCTGGAAGGCGGCGTCGGTATTAGTGACGACGTGATAGAAACTTATTTCTATTGGTGTCCACTTCTGCTTACCAGGGAAATAGACACAATCTTGCTGGTAGTGTAAAGTCGCCTTATCGAATTCTACCCTTGGCCTACCAGACTTATGGGCATATAATAATATGTCTTTTAGAGGATCAAGGGTAGCAAACTTCCAACGATGCTGGCGTGCCACTTCGACCGTAGCTCCGGGTTGCTGTGCTTGGTTGTTCTGGCCGATATTGAATCCTGGCAAAGAATCTCTCCTGACGTATAGAGCAAGACATCACAGAACAACTACTTTAAGTTTGATATGAATGTTATATATACGAAGAAGGCCAGCAATTGCTGGCCTTCTATATCGCTGAATGGCGGATGGCTAGCCTTTGATAGCCCGATCATACCGCAACGTCGCTTCGATTGTCACGATATCAGTCGCTGTATAATCCAGATCACCCCAGTTGACTTCCTTGGGCCATGCATTACACATAGTCCATGTCTCGGTCGTGTTCCCAGCAGCACCGATCATCTCCAATGTCGCCTGTTGCTTATATGCTGACGGAGCGTAAACGGTGGCTGTCGGCAGATCGACAACGGTGTTCAACCATTGGTAAATCGTGTCCGACACGTCGGGATTCTGTTCGACGTCATACCACTTCATGCTGACCGGTTCCCAGGTCTGCTTACCGGCAAAGTAAGCTACTTCCTGGTCATGGTGCATTTCTGGTTCTGCGAACTTGAAATTCGGACGTGAGGCGGATTGCAAAACAAGCAACGCCGCAGGGTTCACTGATCCAAGCGTTCGGAAAACCCAACGGTGTTTTCTGCGAGTTTCCAAGTTGGCGGCTGGGCCATTACCAGTACCACAGATATTGAATCCAGGAATTGTCAGGGTCTCCTTCACGTGATACAATGGACATTGTGGCTTCTAGCACTGGAATATTACATGCGAGATCTCAAATCCGAGTACCAAAGGCTCCATCAACATCGCATTGCTTTTAATTTATGTTTGATGTGTGGTGGTCCCCGTGATTCAGAAAAATCGTCCTGCTCTAAATGTCTGACAAGAAAAAGCGAAAGACGAAAAGCTGCTCGTAAAGCTAGACAAGCTATTGGTGTCTGCTTATGTGGCCGACCAATTTCAAAAGGGAAGATGTGCGACAGATGTAAGGAGAAGAGTAAAAGAGAAAGAGTAATACACGACAAACGTTGGGCTGCTAAAGGACTTTGCCCTAGGTGCGGTAAAGATCCGCTCCCTGGTAAGATTTATTGTACTACTCACGCTACCTATCAAACGTCGATTATTATGAAACGATACAATAATCGCAGACTAAGCAACCAATGTACTGTCTGTGGTAATGATTTGGTTGTTGGTGAATCGATACGTTGCAAGTCTTGCAACGGCATCCATGTAGAGGCCAGTAGACGCAAGTGGCACAGAGATCGCAAGAAAGTTTTAGACCATTATGGTGCTAAATGTGCTTGTTGTGGTGAAACAACTTATGAATTCTTGGAGGTAGATCACATAGACGGAGACGGAGTAAAACACAGGAAAATTACTGGTAGACATATTACATCTTGGATTATTAGAAACAAGTTCCCAGATTGGCTAAGGTTATTGTGTGCTAATTGCAATCGCGGAATCGGCCATTATAAAACATGTCCGCATAAAACAGAACCACAAATGCCGCATTCTCCATCTGGTAGAAGGGCCAGAAACAGACGCTTAAAAGTTATCGCTCATTATGGCGGCAAATGCGTTTGTTGTGGCGAATCGAATTGGGCTTTTCTAGAATTCGACCATATCAATAACGACGGTGCCAAGCATCGTAAAGCAATAGGGCAGTTAAAGCCAGAGTGGATTATTGCAAACGGCTATCCTGATTATCTACAATTATTGTGTGCTAATTGCAATAAAGCTAAAGGTCTTTATGGCAATTAGCACACAATAATTGTAGATAATCACCTATGATATAGGAAGGGCCAGCTTTCGCTGGCCCTCTTGTCACATCATCGGACTATCTCCCGCTCACCACAACTCCGCCTGCTGCCAGGACTTCCTCGGAACTGAACGATGCCGAAGATTGCATGACTACCAGGTTGAGCACGATGAATTCAATCGCACGCGTCGGTTTGATGAACACCGACACCCATAATTGGTTCATGTCACGCCGCTGTGGAGTGTTATTCGACTCATCGCACACCACATTGTAAGCATCCAATCCACGTCGGGCTTGAATGTCAGCCATGAATGGATTGATAAGCGTTCGAACTTGTGCCCAAGTCGTAGAGTCGTTCGGCTCAAACACAAAAGCCCGAAGTGTCTGTACCAAATTCTTCTTTAGGTAGATCAGCAGCATCCGTACATTAACCCGGTCGAGAGCCGTCTCGGTACGCTGTAGCGTCCGCTGGCCGAAGACCACGATACCATCCTTCGGGAATGCAACCAATGGGTTTACGGCATTGCCGCTACCATATAACAAGTCACGCTCGCCTTGACTCGGGTTGTATTCGACAGCCAAAGGCGTCAGCAACTTGCCACGATTGATACCAGCGGGAGCCATCCACTGATCGGCCACTCTCGACGTACGAGCGAAAACCGAACCAACATGCCCAGATGGCGGAACCCAGATGTTTTGTTTGCTGAATTGATCGTAGATTTCTAACCAGCCCCAGTATAGAGCACCGTAGCTGCTATTGATTGCATGAGACAAATCAGAAAGCAACATGCCGTTATGCCAGTCGACGACCTGCTGTGGCCGAAGTCCAAACGGAGGATCAACCAAATAGAGCACATCACCACGGCTTTCGCACAGTTGCAGACCTTGACCGATCACCGCACCAGATGTCATACCAGGGATGATGAGCAAGTTGATGTCGAATGTCTCGGAGTTCTGGACACCGTACATGCCGCTCGAATCTTGCGGATTGCCGATAATTGCGGCATCGAGTTCGCTCGAAAACGCTGGATCGGCAGGAATACCATTAGCACCGCCGCTGAATATATGGCTCGTAAGCTGGGCTGGTTGCCTGACTTCATAGGTGCTCGGATCGAGTTCGTCATTGTTCAAGAATGCCGGGCGATCCTCCCAGTTGACGTAATCGTTACCGTTAGTACCGCCATAAACAGTACCAGGATTCAAGACATTTCCGATATAACGAGCATCGGTCTTGTCAAAGCTGATGTTCTGTACATTATCAGCAGTAGCACCATTCGGATCAGTAACAACCAATTGATAGCGTGCAGCTGGATTACCAGCGATTTGCGTTTGCAGAGCAAGTGTCAGAGTATAATCATCAAGCCACGTTCCGGCACTTGTCGCAACAAACCAACCGACAATGTTTTGGAAATATGCAGCATCCAAAGCACATTCTGGGCCGCTCGGATCTAACTCGCAGGACAACGGCACGGCGGGTGTCACTTCGCCAGTTGCCGGTAGTGAGACGCGACTATCATAGAACCCACGGTATGCCTTCGTGTATGGTGAAAGAATACCAAGCTCTTCTGCAAACGTCAACGTCTTAAGATTCGAATAACTGGCTTTTAGCTGTAGCTGATCCAATTGGTGTGAATCAGACGTCACGATAACGACATGCTGGATATTTCCAGGAGCCGTGATTGCAAACGATGTGAAGTACGTGTCGCCAGCATATGTGCCATTTCCATTGATCGCAGCCGCAATTGTGGCAGCAGATAAATTTGTCCCTGTCAAAATCGTGAAAGCGATGCTGACCGTCGTGCTTCTATCTGCCGGAATTATGTCGATTGCGATGCGATTGCTTTGGCTGTTGATGAAGTACGGCTCGGCGTCGGTCCCAAACAGGAAGCTACGTGGGATATCATAGACGTATTGTTCTGTTCCGACTTCCTTCGCAAAGGCACACGAGCTGGTGAGTTGAATGCGATGGCCAGCTACTTTCGTGCGAAGTTCCGGATAACCATCACTATTAACAACAGCAACATAATCCTCGACGGTGACGAGCAAATTGATCGCATCGACGAGATCAGCCGCAGTCGTATAGGTAGCGGCTGGCATAATATAAGGACTGCCAGTACCCTCAACTTCAACCTCGAATGCCCTATTGTATGGCTTAGCGGTGAAAGAGAATACATCATTGGTATCCAGCCGTCCACTCGTAACCAGGATGTTGCAGACGAGCCCTTCACCGATTTCGATGTTGGTGCTGGTACCGGGTACCTTCTCGGATAAAACACCACTGACCATCAAAGCACTGTCTCGGCTACGGAATAATTGGAATGTGGCTCCGCTGATGGCGAACCCAGTATCTGGCCTTCCGGTGATGAACAAAGAGAAAGTGTCGTCGAGACAGCCGGTGTAACTGTCGCTCAAATCAGTTTCACCGTCGAATTGTAATGTCGCGTCTGTTGGGCCTTCCGTAACTGACACACTCACATCAGTGAATTCGATGTTTTCGACCCCAGCGTCATGGAATATGACGGGGGATGACGTAGACACAGCCCTCAGTTGAAGCTTGCCGTAATCGATTCCAGTGAAGACCGGAATACGGCTCCAACCGTTGATTCGGCTCCCAGATGTATCGATACAGACATCATTCAGTTCATCAGGCTGACCATCTTGGCATTCAATGCCAACTCGAATGACATATGCTTGGTTGCTCTCTTCCAAGTAAGCAAGCACCGCATACATCAAATAGCTCTCGACAAACGGCTCACCGAAGATGTCGATTGCCTGTTGTGCACCTGTCACAAAGGTCGGAGTATTCATAGGACCTTTTTTGGCGGTGCCGACAAAAGCCGCACGGAGTGGTCCGGCGTTGCCAGTGACTGCGCTAAGGTCTATTTCCCTTGGATAAACACCAGGGCTCAGATATGTGGGCATTGTCTAATCTCCGTTGTCGAGTACCAAACTATCATAGATTTGCCGACAACCAGGGGCGACGGAGCAAATCACAATTTCTCTTTATCAGCTCAATATTACAGAACTGATAGTCGTCCTAAACTATATTTAGCTCGATATCTATAGCAATCCACAAAATGCCGCACTATTCGTGTGCAGATATTAGCTTGGAGTAGCGACGGTCTTTTCGCTGTCGTGTAGAATTCTTATCATTCGCTTAGTGGTCAAGTTAGAAATTTGCGAATCGTTTAAGAAATTCTTTGGCAGTCGAACCGTTCTGCCCGGTCTGAGATAGATTGTTTGTTCATGCAGGAAAAAATCACCCCCAGGTGGCCTAACAGAAATGGGTATCATCTGGCGGCTAGAGTTATAAATCTGCACGACAAAGCTTGCTTCTCTGGTAGGTTGTTTCATAAACTTACCTTATTGATGGAACGATAATTACCATGCCACTATTTACATCTCAGATCTTCTATCTACACATCCCAACCGCCAGATGCTGGGTTACAAAATAATTTGGTTGTATCTCCACGACCGATAGATAATAGTTGGTTCGTGCTAGATTCCCTAATGACATTAACGTGGCCAAGTATAGTTGGTACTATAAGCTCTGGTAGTGGCAACCACGCTTCGGCAGTCATAGAGAATTCATATCGCGTCTTAGCTTTTTGGTCGAAACCAGCCTCTTTTTCACTAGTATCGGCAGACCCCTCGAACCTCAGCTGCACACTACCTTGAAGATGCTGGTCACTCATCACAAATTCTGCCAATGGATTAAAACGTGTCAGAATTTGTTCAAGCGCATTATCTGCGTCTCTCTTCCAAGACGCCCATATTGTCATAGTATACTTAACCAAGAATGGTACTGGTCGTCTGATTAGAGCAACACGGTCCATGCGGCTACTGGTATATCTGCGAGCCATAGTTAGCACTGGCGAGCTAAACTTCTGTGGGTTAAATTCATGGCTCAATCTATTTATAGAAGCGACTGGGAATTTTACTCTACCATCCTTCAACTGATCTCGCCAAATAAGAATACTTTTATCGCCACCAGCTATCTTGACTCTCATAAATCGATAAGAATCTTTAGTCGGCACCCTAATACCAGACCAATATGTCTTCATGGCTTCATCTAGTGCATGAAAGCCAGGCATTAAAAATTCTTGAACGAACTCTGGCTGTGTTCCTAATGGTTCGCCATATATCTTACTGCGACCACCTTGAACATCGCTGCTTTGTGCGACAGCTATTGGCACTAGGTCTATCTGCGGCTTTAGTTCTGGCCCAGGAACAGGGCGAGATGTTTTCACCTGTTCAAGCACATCAGGTGTAAATTCATAGACAGCCATTATTTGCCACCTTTACTCAGAAATGCTACTAAGTTTCCTGGTACTGGTCCTACACAAGTACCAGATGGCGTAGCACCGATGCGATCCATTAAATCTTTGAATTCTTCTACTATCGTATTGTGCTCTAATTTATCAACCCATTCTTGGATCTGTAATGAAATCATAGTCCCAGAAGACGTCTGATCGATCGAGACAGTAACACTGTCTTTCGACCCCAGTCCTAAAAGCTCCTTACGAAGATTGGTGCGGAATGCACTACCAACAATACCAGCACGGCTATCTAGATCGAGAGCGATTTGCCCTATTAATTCTCTCGGATTTGAAAATTCTTTCATGATAGTCGTGATCTGATATATTTCAACACATCGACCCAATCAACATCTAAGTGTAATCCAACGTAGTAGGTATCACCATTGTGCGTACTATGATCGACAAACCCACCGTCAGCTAACAGCTTTGTGGCGATACGAGTATTATCACCAACAAACGTTAAATATGGTTCCATCCATTCATCTACGTGCTCATATTGAGTACCTGGCGCATGACCCATGCATGAGCTAATGGTTTTGAAACCAGCCTTATTTAATAGATGGATCGTATCGATGAAGTTTGGGTCTTTATCCCAATATTTTGGATCAGCGGTATCGCTAGCAATGCTGTTCTCGTGAATGGCTCTTAACTTCATCCATCGACCTCATCCGTATATTCGTCAGTACTAGTAACGATGTCTTGTGCTGGGCGTAGATTGACGTCACCGACGATAAGAGTAGTCACGCATTTCAAGTAGAGCCAGGTATATCTAAAATTTCCGATTTCAGAAGCATTATCGATCATGAAATATTTCGGCTTCTGCTGCGATTGTGAATCGAACGGCAATTCTATCAGATCACCAGGGCGAAATAACCTATTTGGTGCGGCTTCTACGACTTGTTCAAGTGCAAAAACGATTTCTTGCTTATTCGGGCAATCAACACCCCATAGCGTAAGCTCGTATTCCATCGGATTAGGGACGAAGAATCCTTTGAGAGTTATCGGGCTCCAATAAGTTGGATCTGCGTCTTCGTCGAATGTCTTATCATGATCCATATTGTCCGTTCTCGTGTGAATCCGGACAAGAGCACCATTAACTTGGATCATCTCTAGTGCAATTTTCTTAGCTAGCCCTATATCCGATGAATCTACATCATGAGCTTGGAATAGTGGATTGAACTGTTCCACATCGCTACGAAAATCGGTCTGTAAACCAGTCGGCCCCTGCTCATTGATAGAACTAAAACTATAAATCATATCTTATCACATCGACAAAGGAATGTCATCTGTCGGCGCTGGACTGTCACGCGGGTCGTTTCCGTAATAATACGGACCAAACAAAAGTGATGGAGCAATACCAAAAACCTTGCCTTCTGGAACATAACATTTCACCGGTGGCGGCATTTGTTGCTGGAAATTCTTCGACGGGCACCACCCCTGATCTGAAACAATACAACTAGGTTGCTGGTCTACTTCTTCATCAGAGTCAGCAAGGCTCCGAAGAATTGCATAATAATCTGGCATTGGAACACATGGACAATCGACATAATGTGGCGGTAGAACAAACCATTTCTGTGTCGACCCATTAGATTGTCCTGCATTCCATTGCCATTCGATTGTCGATCCTGGAATTGCAGCTAACGCAACTGACAATTTCACATACGCACTCTTGCATCTGTGCATCCAAGAAAGGCTGGTAGTGGTAAACGACGCTTCAGGTTCACAACCTGGTACTGCAACACTGTCTGCGCCAACCACTTCCAATTTATTAGCTATATAGATCTGTCGCATGGCAGCCTTACCTCGCTACCATATATTTCAACTAGAACGCATTCTTTCTTCAAGCCTATCAGCTATAGCATTAATTTAACAGTCGGCGACCGAATCTTCACTTTCGCCTATATGACCGGCAGATAGGGAGCCACGTAGATTACTATTTTGTATTAGCTGATCGGCCTTACTCTTGATATCTTTCAGTCTAGCAATAGCCTCGCCAAGAGAACCGGTGACAAAGAAATCCTCTATTCCTAGTATCCCAGCCAAGCTATTTTTACCAGTTTGGCTTATATCGCTAGGAATTTGAATTCTAACTCTGTCGTCGTCCTCGATAGTAACCATTATCGTCTGAGATTCTGGGGTCAGAGCATTCTGTCCAGCTTCTATATAGACAATGGCGTCGTCTGTCGGGCTTTCTGCTGGTTTCATGCTTGGTTTGCGAAAGCCAAGAGCACGTAATGCAGATACCAATTTATCAGCCAACGAATTCTTCAATATGGCAATATTGCCCAGCTCAGATGCAGCAATACCTTCGGTTAACATGTTAAGTCGCATAATATAGATTTAACTTGATGGTTCTACTACATCGAAGAATTTCTTTACAGCACCCGATAACGTTTTAGCTGATTGATAACAACGATGTGTGTTGCAATAGTAATAGGTCTCACCACGCACAACTGCTTTTTTGATAGCCGGGCTTGGCTTGCCGTTGGAACCAAAGTGCCAAACAGCCTGAGCGGCCATAATCCGTTCACGCTCCGCGTCTGTTAATTCTACCTTATTCTTCTCTAGAGTATCAAATTGCGGACCGGACTCACTCAATAAATATAATCGCATATCATTCCTGTTTACCAGCACGAAAGAATGCATTGACACCACTGACCGCAGCCGAGCTAACAAAGAATATCAGCAGAGTCAGAAACGTCTTCGACGTTATCTCTGGATCAATGTTTGTCCAGATCATAGCTAAGCCAAGTAATGCACTGATAACAATCGTCACAATGCAAACCGCAAAACACACCTTATTCAATGGACTCACAATACACCTCCTATTGTTATTCTACACTATCTCTATCGGGTTACGCTTTCACGATGGGCATAGGCTCTCCAAGATGGATCGCTTTCTCTATGATGGCGAGTTTTTCTTCTTTTCCTTCTGCCGCAAGTGCTTCTCCGTCTAATGCTAGGCTGCCGCCATCAGGCATCGGTATCCCGGCAATCTTGCGACGTGCAGCTCCGACCATTATCTTAGTCTCAGCAAGCAACATCTCCGAGGCTAGTAGTTTGGCTTGCGGGCTACGGAAATGTGTAATAGTCGGGTAATACAAAACAGTTACCGGGAAAGCACCTTTGGGCGTCGGATATAGTCTGATTAGCTGATCACCAGGACCATCACCACCTTCGTTAAGCACATCCCAATGCCCTATAGTTCCAAGAATCTGTTGTGAAGATCGGCGATACGCTTGCAATAAATAATAATCAGTAAGGATGTTCTGAATACCAGAGATATTACCGATATTGAACAAAAAGCTCTCAGCACCGAATACGTCATCGATACGTGTCGTAACTGGATCCCACTGCACCTCTTGAATCCAATAAGCGTCTTCTGGCATCGGGTATGTCGGTACCAGTGGCTCTGTGTAGAAGAGAGCCAGTTTTTGCTCTCTTGGGAAATAACCGCTGATGAAATCGCAAGTAACGCGCAGAGCTATCTCGAATTGGGCTTCCGTCACCTCAACATTCACTGCAGGATGACCAAGTTGAGCTAGAACATATGCCTTCATTGGGTTCGGATTCAATTTCAGAACCACAGGCAAATCACTCGGTCCGATAATGGCCATATATGCAACTCCTCTGAGATATATTTAAACTAAGACGCTCGCTCTTCTTGTGCTCTTTTCCATAATTCAATTGCTTGGGCTCTTGCCATTTCATCTAGCGAGCCGAAGACGTTATCTTCTAAATATTGCAATGAAATGTCGTTTCTCTTAACTAGCTCTATAAAATCAGCACGATGTCTAAATTGGCTAATACCAGCTTCAATCTTCATCACAAGCAATTGCGGTAAATCTATTACTTTCAACCCAGCTTTAGTATTAGATGGTTTCTTGAACGTAGTATGTCGGACTTTGAGACCACTATAATATAATTGTATGGTATAGCCAGATAATGAAAACTTATTGTTCTTACCAAGACTGTCACCACCATTCTTAATAATTGCATTTGCAACTTTATCGTAATCGGATCTGTCGATTAATATATCGACGTCTTCGGTATTTCTAGTATAATTATATGAACCTAGCGCTACGCCACCTATGAGATCTGCTGGGACGCCAGCCTGCTGTAATATAATATTGAGAGTGTCTATGACCTTATGACGGTTCTCAAACAATGTCATAGATATTGATAAGTCATGTAGATTCATGACTTATCTACAATCAGGATGGGAAAGTTTGCCCTGCGTCACCATAAGTGATGTTCTTATAGACGAGCCTAAAGACTTCTGGATGATTGCCAGAGTCATCGGTAATAGTCGATGCCGCTGTGTCGAGAGCGGTATGTAATGCTTTCACTTCCGCCACAACAGTCGCTGTCGGTTGGCCTACCGTCCCATCCCACAAACGGGGTCCGCGAGGGCCAGTAAGAACTTGATTTGTGTGGATTAGCGTCAGTGCTGGCGCTGGTTGGGCACTCGGATTGCTGCTTACGGTATAGAATCCCTCAACCATCAATAGCGATGGATTGTTTCCGATTTGTGGGCGCACGCCCATTCCGTTGGCGATGCTGCCGAATTTTTCGCTCAGCTGATTTTGCCCACCCTCAGGCTCCGGCATCGTAATCTGTGAGACGAGTTTCAGTTCTCCGTAAAGTTGAATACCCAACCGCTGCAGGTCTCGGATGTAGTCCCACTTGCTCTTACCGCGTGCAGGCACAGTTCGAAAGTAGGCAGTGAATGGTACTAATGCTGACATATCGAAATCTCCGATCTGCTGTGTTACAAATTATTTTTGGCGGGCAAACTTTCTCTTGGAGCCGTATTTTAAACAGGAACTCTTACAAGGAGAACAGATGACCCGCGATGAAATCAGAGCAGAATCATTCAACAGGATTACTATAGCTCTGAACGAAGTCTTCCCTAACATCCCATCTAAAGCAGATGGCGATTTCTTAAGTTTCGACGGGGAAGCAGTCAAGATCGAGATGTCCAGCTGCGATGCTTATGAGGGATATTTCGATATCACCAATGACGAAGGCAGCCTCGGAACATTATGGGGCGTCAAGCCAGTAGTCAATGTCTTGGTTAGAGCAGTTTGTGATATCCGTAGGCAGAAAGTGTTAAGTGGGTTGAGATAAATTAATAATCATCCCTCATCGTGCTATAACCTCTTCGGAGGATAGAATGAGCACGACAAGAGAAATATCTTTTTGCACAAGAGTGTGGAGTAACATTAGACGCTATCTCATTCCGAGCAAATGGAAGAAACGAATTATGCTGTATAAGCTATTCAAAGGCTCCGGTGCGGATATAAGCGATCTAACGCTTGGTGAAAATATGGTGATGTTGCTTGACGAAATCACCGGAATTTTCAAGAGCTAGTTTGGGTTTTACTGACTAAATGCTTGAACATCCACAATAGCAACGGGTCGCCAGACTGCGCCATTCTTTTAGCCGCTTTCTTATAATGCGGATTGTTTTCAATAAACTTCTCAATATACTCGTCGTATTCGTCTGCGTTATCATTTTGCCGCAGAGCATGCATTTGTGGTCTTAGTTTTTTAAGTTCTCTCTCCTTATCGAGATCATTCAAACCCGATTCTTCTATCTCGATACCTTTTCTAACTAATTTCTCTATCGCACGTCGAAGATCATCTCCGTGAACTGTCTCTTCACACAAAATCTCGGACAACATTCTATCGAAGTATCTCATATAGTATCTTTGCAATGTATATCGCTAAATACAAAAACGGCAGCCTTTGTGAGGCTGCCGTTTTATTCTGACTTAGACGTTTCAGAGAGCCATTAGGCCCCAGGAGCCGGAACCGGAGGCACATAAGTGTCGTTCCGGAGGTCGCCTTGCAGATCTCGGGTGAGACCGGCAGCAACGTTGGCCAAGAACATATCGCTTCCAACTTGGAAAGCGAAGTCGATGCTCGGCAAACCCTCTTGTGCGGCACCAAAGGTCTTGACCTGGTACAAACCCACAACAATCGGGAAGCCACGGCCTGCGCCGAAGCGGGCTTCGCCGCAGTAAGGGCTGAAATCTTGGAGAGTAGTATCTCTGGTCAGCACGCCGACCAAAATCTCTTCACCAGGAACGCTCATGATCAACGGGCGTAGCCGCTTGGTCAAAGCAGCGACGGCCTCGTGTCGAAGAGCTTGGCGATAGGCCCGTACATTGCGATAAACACTAATGGACGTATTGGCTGGTTGTGCACTCATGTGTCAAACTCCTAAAGAATTTGGTTTTGTGTATTTAACTATTCGTTCTCTGCCCACATATTAATTTTGCATGAATAACTAATTTCTGATATAGGGCTAACCAGTGCCATATTGCATATTCTGTACGCAGGGCTATATGTCTGCTCAAGAAGTCAAAGCAGAGTGCGGAGTTGAGAAATGGTTACCGATATTGGTAATGCGGTCTGAAAAGGAACCCGGACCAGTAGTGCCGGTATTCGATTCGCCGCATGTCGCAGCCAAATTTGCTAGGAGGAATCTCCCCTCCAACTGGTTGTGCGGAATTATAGACTTACGCAGGCGTGATGCAGAATGGATGGATAGTAGAGGCTGGCGAGCCAAGAAATTAGATTATCCGAGAAAACTCAAAGACGTGGTAGATTTCGATATCGAGATTTTGGAATATGAGCTGGAATATGAGATGGCTATGCAACTATAGTATTGGGATCGATTGATACATCGTCACCAAATTGTAGTTTAAACTTCTCTAATGCTTCTGTAACCTCATCCAAACTAGGAAAATAGCACGGTAAGCAAATTATGTAGATTGGGTTCTTTTTGCCATCCAAGTAAACTTTTCTTATGACTTCAACATAGAAGAATTCTTTGGATTCTACAAGATCGAATCCGATCTCGTCACCTTTATTAAGCCATACATAATCATCTGGGCGGTTTTTTATAGTAAACCTACAAAGCTTTTGTTTTGTCTGACTGTCGAATTCGATAACTACATTAACCATAATTCGCTCTTTTCAAAATCATCCTAAATTGTGCTAGTTGCGACCAATAATCCAGATAATCTTTGGTCGCATTTTCAGCTATCGTCTTCCATAGCCCCAAGTCGACCTTAGAATTGAGATCGCTCCATTTTTCTACGACTACTGCGTTATGCCCATCGACTAACGGTGGTTGATAAGGCGACACTTGCCGTTTTGTTATGATTGTTCGCCCAAATAGTACTGCCTCAATGAAACGTAAGCTCTTATCCCCAGCACCGCGCAAGTCTACACATGCATTGTAGGAAAGCAGATGTTTCAAATACTGTGTCGGAGATGCATCAGCCCTCAAAACCAGATCAACCCAACTCGGCATCCCGTCAACACATCTGCGTTCACCATAACCACCACGACCCATGAAACCAGCAAGACCAACAATGTCATATTTAAAGGCGTCTCTTATCATTTGTATGTCATCATCGAGATAAGCAAAATCAAGATGCATCCTGGCAAACAAATCGAATACTTGTGTTGATGGGCGGTGGGCGACAACTATCGTCTTATGCCCATAATCACGTAGTAATTCTAGCGAACAATTAACGGGCATAAACAGGTCACATCGCGTCTGAACAGGTCCGCCTATACCACTTTTCTTGCCTTGCCATATCATCCGCTTTTCTCTAAATAATCTGTCGGATGAGCATAAGCAGACCTTGAATGCTGGTAAATTGGCGATATTTTTCCAATTATCATCAAAAAAGAAAGTATCTGATTTTGCGATATACAATCTTACGTTATCGTAGTTATCAGATAGCAAATGTTTAACCCGTCGAAGGATTGGGTGGCGTTCGTGTTGCCCTTTTATTACTACCTTGACCGGTAAATGCATTCTATCAGCGATTTCTGCTAGATTCGCAAGCTGATAAGCACAGCGTGGTAATCTATTATCGCTAAGCATAGAAAAGTCAACCGCGATCATTTAAACCTCTGCACCGCCAACAGCAAGGAAGATGCTATATCTTGGAATCCTAATGCAGTCATTAGTACTGCCATACGGTGATGATAAGTATGTGCCATTAGTACATCTTCACGCTGTTGTTGAGCTATTTTCGTAAGGCGGCAATGGTCTTTTAATAAGTTTTGGATTTCATAGTGAAATAACTTTGGATTACTGCCAATTATAGCATGCGGCAAGTATCTATCAAGACCTTTTGCGGGGTCGTGAATAACAGCAGCACCACTCAAAGCAGCTTTAAAAACTCTTTCTGGCAAGTCGATACCGTGTTCTAGTGTATGTGGCTCACTGATACATGGCACTATTTTGCAGCTCGCCAACAGTACAGGGACTTCATTATCAGTTATTGGGCCACCACATAGATTATCCGGCCATATTCCCCAACCACGAACCATACGCGATATTGTTGTATCTCGCAAAACCGGAAACAAATAGGCATCTATGTTTTTCGCCTTATATGGCCAACGTCCGCCTACATATCCAATGTCATACTTGTTGTGCTCTCCGTTGGCAATATTAAATATCGTAGCATCGCCAGCGGTTGCCATAGGCACCCATGGTATGCCGATTTTATCCCAAAAAGACCAATAATGGCGGTCGGTTTCATGACCATAACCAAACACAGCATCTGGCTTTATCGCTTTAACCCAGTTAATAGCATCTTGAGATTCATTGATGTTCGGTTCGATCTTTGTCGGTCCATGTGGATTAACATGGACAACGACTTTGCATTTACGGTCATTTGGTATATCTTGTCGATGACCAGAGGCACCAATATACAAATCAGGAGAAAATGCATCCCAGCTATATCTCTTACCGTCCCATCTATCTGTAATTATTCCAATATCACGTAGGGCATTAATCATCCCGTCCGTAATAAATGACCAAGCACCACCTACTCTACTACAGAATAGAACACGCATGTTTTTTCCTTTATTCCAAACAACGACTTCGACCACTCTGAATTAATAGTTGTCGTTGTCGTATTATCCTATCATTGAGTGATAAAGAACTCAACTTAGTGCCAAGTTCTTTATTCCTATTATGAAACGTTGTCCATTTGTCGACTCTATCGTGATGTAGGTGCAACAAATCGATGTGGCGATTTTCTTTCCATATAGTAGCTTTCGATAGTCTAAAATAAAAATCACAATCCTCGACGCCATAACCGACAAATTCTTCTACGAAGCCGCCTATCTTCCAATATGTTTTACGATGACATGCTATAGATCCACCTTCAAAATAATCAACCATATGATCATATCTGGGCCGATCTATGATGCCTGTAGTATTAATAGTGTGAGTAGCCTGTGATCCGAGATAAAAAATCTGCCTACAAAGATGACAAGCTTCTACTTCTGCTAGTTCTTTGGTTACTTCTTGAAAATAATTACTCGGCGCTATCGTATCAGCGTCATGTAGAACCAATAGATCCGATGTACATACCTCAACACCAAAATTCCAAGCTCTACTCTTGTTGAACGCAGCACCCGGCAGACCAGTGGTAAAAACATGTCTGGCGGGGACACAATCTACATCCTTCATCTTCGGTGCTGAATCTTCTTCAGTCATAACAATTTCAATATCTGGATAGCGTTGTGCTCTAATATTTCCAAGGACAGTTAATATTGATTCCCTGCGATTGATTTCACGAAATGGTATAACACAAGAGATGCGCGGGACGACAGTCGCTTCACTAGCATTTACGTAAGTTGGTCTGATACCAATAGAGCCCAGAATAATTTTAGCACGTTTGAGCTTTTCAACCCTGTTCTCAACAGATGAATGTTCTGGATGTACTACAAAATATGCATTAGAACCATCGACATCGAAAAACCCCGGCTGCTGTAATTTACTATCAGATAATCTAGTAGACCAGTCAACATGTTCAACACCATATTGACCAAATTGCTCATCAAAATAACCAACCTTTGCGAATGCTATATGATCGAACGCCATCACAGCGCCGTGCGGTTTGTCATTGACGACATTCAAAACTGTGCCATGAACTTTAACGCTATCACCTTTCGTGGCACCGTACACACCGGGTTGGCGATAACAAAAATGATGAAATTCAGTACGATGCATTGCTGCAAAATAAAAATCTTCCCACCCTTTATTAAGTATTTCAACATCATCATTCAACAAAATCTTCTTAGGGAATCTAGATAAACATCGCATTAAACGATTACTATTGCCTGCGACCCCAAGTTGTTTTTGATTCTTCAGAACAATAATATCACCACGAGATTCTATTTCAGATAGATAGGCTAATTGTTCTGAATCTGCACTACCATCATCGCTTATAAATATCGTAGTACGGCATGTGTCGGTAAATTTCAAGATCGAATCAACCAGTCGCCGTAATGATAATGGGCGATTGTAAGTTAAAATGCCTATACCAATACCATTGCTAATTGCATAAGCACTATTCGTAAAAGTTTTAGAACAAGAGGGGTCGACATTCCTTCTCATATGACCGACTATTGGGCGCTTAACATCCTTTGATATTACTTTTTTAAGCTGTATTGGCCTGGCTTGCGGTCGAGAGATGTTAAATTCTTTCTTTGTTGGTATTGCCGGTAACTTATCGACATTAACCAAATATCCCTTGACTCCACCATCTTTACTAACATAACGATCAAAGAATTCTGGTAGTCTTACACGACGCCCTTTACGTATGTGGATAGTGTTGCCATCAGGCCCAGCTAAATATAAATCGTGCGGGTGCGGGTTTAAATACTCTGGCACAATGTTTTCCAAGTGTCATATAATTCAGTTTCAAGTTGTTCAAAAGTGCCATTATTGCGAACCACAAAAAACATATCACAACATTTTTTATATCTTGGAAGAGACGCTTTGAATCTCTCAACATAGTCACGAAGCAATGGCTCACTCAACTTCGCATTTCTTGTTAAACATAAATCAGCATTAGCTTGAACAAACAATAACACAACCCTATGTAACGCCGTTTTTGCATCCGTAATCAGCGTCAAAAGTGTAGTAATTTTCGAATTACATGCATCTAACACGATAATCTCTTTCGGTGGTACTTGTTCAATTGCCTCTTTACATTTTTCTAGAGCCAACGACCAACAACCAATATTATATTCTCGTTGAGTCTGTTCGTCGAGAGCAGTCAAATTCTCCGGTACCCAGTCAGATGGTCTTATGATATGCCATTTATAATTCTTATGTTTAGCTAAAATATCTATAGTCTTCGATTTACCCGAACCGGGCATCCCGCAAGTTATAATCAGAATAATGCCACCTCCCGCTATTCTATTCCGCTCTTTATGATGAGTATGGTATTCCCACATAAAGAGGTACTGATTGTCCGTTAACTTCCATAAATCGCGATTTGCTTGGCTTAATAATAACGCCGCTATTGTAGTTTCCTGCTCCGTTCTTTATCTGTTCCAACAACTGCTCTGACATGATATCTATTTTTAATACTTGTTGTGTGTCGAAAGTCTTACCAAACACATCTCTGACCATGCCCGGCCCGAGAAACTTATTCAAGCTCAACCTGATATCGACCAACACAGGTGCACCAGTATCAAGTGCGAAATAATAGATAGCTTGCTTAACACCAGCGGCATGTGATATTGCTATAAGATGCTTCGCTTGGTGTTGTAAAAAATCGACAGCGACAAGCGACATCGAATCTTTTGTGTTAGATAAGTCGATGGTTTGTCCATTCCAATCACCCATTGACACAGCAACATTACCTTCATTGCGTGATATTAAGCAACTAATACCGACGTTTTGGTAATATTTAATGACATAACACAGCATGTCAGATACGAAGCTTGTATCTGATAATGGCTCTGGATGCGGTAGCATCGCCGGAATAATTCTAGATATACCAGATTGTACTGCCATCGACAGTCTGCTGAATGTACCAGCGTCCTCGTTTGTTGTTTCTAATATCATTGAGATCGAACACAAAAGCATTCTTTTGCATCTCACTCTCTGTCATCGTAAATAATAGACGCGGCGTACCTTCGAATAATATCGATATTTTACCGTTCTTCGCATCATAATTATTAACGACACCAAACCAAACTCTGAACCACCCAGCCCAGACAACGAAATCACCGTATCGTGGTGCCCACGTCGATAACGCTCTATAGGTTGCTAATGGTGGTAGTGCTACTTCTCTCATTTTGTTTCAGTCTTGAATCGGGTCAGTCGATGACTATAAATATCATAACGATAGGTGAAACCGTCAGCTAAATCCCATTGAATAAAATAACTACTACGATATCCGCCGAGAGTCCTGCTTATAATCGGATCTACTGATGAGAAATTATTCTCGGCGATAACTGGTGGTGATTTCATCTCCTTGCCGTCTACAGCCACTACCGCCCTCTTATCACGCACCGCTTGAGCAGTCTCCTCACGCTGCTTGATGATATTTAAACCTTCAATTAAAATATCTCGTGCAGAATTTGTCTTCGTCTTAGCTGATACGTGATATGTCTGACTGCGATTGTTAGCGTCAGTACCAATCATATTAGTAGCTAGAGTGACGTCATCCGTTTTGATATTAAGGCGAGAGTTTGGTTCTAATTGTGCTAAAACACGTTTTATATCAGAGGCCGTTCGGACAACCGGTGATTCAAACCGTTGGCGGCTCAACTCCGATTGAGTCCTCCTGGCCAACTCCCTCTCCAAATTCTCCATTAGTTCCTCCAACGTTATCTATCTCAGAATCAACCAGACGTAGATTGACGTCAACTGCAGCGACACGACCGTTGTGTAACAATCTAAATACGGCATGGTAGAGGTTGGCAAATCCCCAAAGAGCTATCGTTTTTACTATGATGTTGTCGCCAGCGTCGAAGGATATATACTTGCCTGGCAAGAAGATAGAAAAGAATGATGATGTCCAAAAACTTGTGCACCATCCACACGACACGAGATCAGAAGCCCATCTCCCAACCATTTTTGTCAAGCTATATATTCTCCCCTTATAAATCATATTATCGTCCGACATCCAGATGTCATCGGGATTATTCTTACGATATAATTGGATCAGAGCAAGCTTCGCCAGAGCTTGCCGCAGTGGTGAAAAGAATACTGAAACTGTTATTGCTTCAGCTGCACGTTCTGCAGCAATGCCACAGATTAACCAAGCACCAATAATTGCTATTATTTCTGTCATATAAATGTTCGATTGCAACGTGAACATCGCTTACGATTGCGAACGCCACTACCTGATAATATTGGTGATAAAGTCGACCCACATAGCGGGCATGTCTTCAAATCTCTCAACTGTTGCTTCACTTTAATTGCTTGGCTTGGTGTCGCAACCACAATCCTCGCAGTTGATGCCGGACGCATCCTTGGAGTCGAAGTCGGCGCAGGAGCAGGTTTTGCTCTTGGCTGTGTTCCGACTGCTCTCTTTTGCATCACCCTCGCCGCAGATCCGCCACCACATGCACCACATCCCATTATTGTCTTGCCTTTCTTACGCCAATGCGTTGAATGTGTGCTTGTTGATGTGTTTGTGGTATTGACCTCGGGGTATTTGTTGGTAGTTTTATAATTGCAGGTTTGCTTGTCCTTGCAACTCTAACCGGCTTTCGGTTGCCACATCCACCACATGCCATGATTCACCAAAGAAGAAAGAATCGGGATTAACGTTAGCGGCGAAATCATTCCAGGAGCAAATGAAGCATGGTGCCAATTGCAGCGGAATGATCACCCTGTTCTTCCTATTTTTGGTGTGGCTTATATTAAATGAAATTGGCCCACAATGAGCGTAGTAATCGAAAAAGAGGTGTGGGAACCACGGTTTAGTACTACCCTTGCTTATATCATCCTTAAAACGCAGATATTCCATAGCCGCCCAGTCAAACGCAACCCAATCCAAATTGGGGTTGGGTTTGAAAAACACCATCGGTTTGATATCTAGACCTAGAGCCTTAGAGGCTAAGTTAGCATCATAGGTGGACTGATGGTACCACTCTGAAAACTTGCAGGTAGAACATCCGCTAATAATAGATGTAAGACTAAATCCTTTACCCTTCTTCGCTTCAAGATTGAAGCGGCATCGATTTTTGGTATCGGCTGGCACCACATCACCAGTTAGATCACGTAAAACTGTATCAGATTCTCTACCCTCAACCCTACGTCTTCGAAATTCTCTACCAGACCATTCGGTTAACAGCTTTGCTACTCGGCGTTCATGGCATTTCGCCGTAGCCACATTAGACTTTCCCACCTGGCTTGCTGTTCTGGCCATCACTTACCTCTGGCTGAGCGACAAGCTGCTTAAATCTGGCAGCTAATCCATTATATTCAGTGACAAAGCCACCGACTTTGTATTTACGAGCCAGATCGAATAATTCACTCTTGCTGAAAGTAGGTTCTGTGTCAAGCACACGCTGAACATATAATTGATTCTTCAATAGGTCAGGGCACAGCGATAAATCTATAAGCAACATATTTCTAACAAATAATTGTATTCCTGCCTGCGCTAAGAATGCCGCCCTGTCTTTATTCGACTTAGCCATTGCCGTGCTCTTGACTGGGCCTATTCCTACATATCCATTAATCCTATCAGACGTATCACCACAAAGTGCCTTCTGGATTACTGGGTCATAATTAACTTGCTGAACAAAACATTCCTTCATTGGATCAAAACAGCGAACATGTGACATACGAAATACTATCTGATTGTAGTCACTATCCGCAGAACAGATAACTACTGGAGCTGGTGCTAAAACCTTGCAGGCAGCATAAATCAAATCATCCGCTTCCATATTGGCCTTACTGAATTGCCTGCACCCCATATGACTGAACATAGCTTTCGCAGCAAGCTGCGTACTAATTAGTTCATCCTTAATATCTATGGTATACTTATCTGGTTTATCCTTATAGCCCTCAAAAATTTTCATCCGCCACAGTGTTGATCTTTTGGCATCCCAAAAGATATTCACACTCTGTGGTTTGAATCGATCGATCCATCCGACCATAAAACGCAGCATTATAGTGAATGGATGTTGATGCTGAAACTTAGCTTGCGGCTTCCTGCCAGCGAAAATAGCACGATACATCAGATTCCTAGCATCAACCAATAACGTGCACTTCTGGATTGGTTCGCTCGGCTCATCCATCATAATCCTCATGTCGTGATAAGACACAGGACGAGGAATTGCTCCCTCGTCCTGTGTATTTTTCGCCTTGGTCGGCCTAGCTGTTCAACTCATCGAGAAGGCGATCAACTTCACCATCAACGTCGTCGCCTGCCTCTTCGGCAGCAGCTTCTTCGACGGCTTCTTCAACCACCTCTTCAACCGCTTCCTCTTCTGCTGGAATTTCACCAGACAATTCTTCAACCGCTTCTTCCTCTACGGCTTCTTCCTCTACGGCTTCCTCAACCGCCTCTTCAACCACTTCTTCCTTCGGAGCCGGTTTGGCAGCAGCAGGTTTCGTGGCCGGTTTGGCAGCGGCGGCAGCGGGCTTCGCAGCGGCGGCAGCGGGCTTCGTAACTGGTTTGGCGGCAGCGGGCTTCGCAGCGGCAGCGGGCTTCGCAGCGGCAGCGGGCTTCGCAGCGGCAGCGGGCTTCGCAGCGGCAGCGGGCTTCGTAACTGGGGCAGATTCTTGTGCTTCTTCTGCACCAGTGGCGTCTTCATCGTGGTCGAATCCACCAGAAGGAGCGGCCTTGGCAGCAGCACGGCCACTAAGAGCGGCAGCAACGCGAGCACACTCTTCCGGATTCACTTCCGGCATCTTCTCCCAGAGGTTATGCCGCTTGGCAAGGATCTCAGCAATCCGCGAATCGATCTTCTTGCCAGCTTTGTCAATGATAATCGGCCGCTTGTCGCCGATGAACTTCGACTTCTTGTAGCTGTTCATCTGGCCGTCTTTGACAATTTCCAATTGAAATTGGCTAGCGTTACACTCGTCAAAGAAAACACCAAATGCAAGCTTGTCGTCGGGGTCGCCGCCGTCATCGTCGCGATATAAGCATTCGAGCCAAATATCGACGACAGTCTTCGGGGCGTTGAACCACAAAACCTTGTCTCTGACCTCCTCAGGATTGAGGTCGATCTTCGGGAAGTAGAGATTCACGAGGTGATATTGGCCTGGGAGCAGGGCCTTGCCGATCTCGCTGCGTCTCTTCTTGCCCTCGACAGTTGTGCCATCGATCTCAGCAAGCAGATCAAATGCGTATTCGCAGATCGCACAATCTTCTTCGTTGATGATCCGTGGGCAGCCGATTCGCTTGTTGTCGATGTAATGGGCACCGTTCGAAATTGCGAACAGATCCATTGATCGCTCGCAAACAGACTTACCTTCATTACAAACGTCACCTTCCTGCAACGGCGGCAAGATGTAAAATCGGTACTTGACGGTCTTGCCTTCGTCGACCTTCGGTGCACGGAATTCGCTCGGGTCCTTGCCCTTCTTCATCTTGGCTCTGACTTGAGCCCTGATGGCTTCGATATCATAACTGCTCATGTGAGTCTCCTAGATTTCTGTAGTCCTGTAGTTACCTGATAACTACTAAGTTTGTCTACCAGATTGTTCTCTTTCTTGTCGTTTGAAACCGGCTAACGATCGACTATGCTCCGATCGCAGTCTTATCGCCTCTACCATGTGATATACTTTACCACAATTCTTCTGCATAATAGTAAGCTCGGCCTCGTTTTTAACTAAACCAGGTTCACCATCAACCAAAGCATTCAGCTGTTTATCTGTGAGCTTCGTCCCCTTGATTTTGTATTCTTCTAATATCCTACGCACCAAGGCATGACGACGTGATTTGATTTTTAGTTCCAATACTGCCACAGCACTCCGCAATTCGCTATAGATTGCAGCCCAGTAAATGTACTGGGCTGGGATACGTTCGTGCTGCTCTTCTAATATCTCAAAGTCGATGTCTATATCTTGTGCTAGGTTGACTTCGCAGACGGTACCGTTTTGTAGCCTGATCTTAAACTTAAATAAATTACTAGTAGCAAGATCAAGCGGTATATGTTCACGGAACCACTTTGGCAACTCATCTGGTCGACTCTCGTCGATCCCAGAATCTTCTGTCGGCAGTTCTTGTTCTAGTTCATCCATAACTTGTTTTAAATACATCAACAGGGACGAAATTTATCTATATCCAAACATAGCATCTTGGGTGCCCACTGACACCATTTAGTACCAACATTCACACGGACTGGGAATACTGGATTACTAGCTAGTACTCCAAAGAATGGCCTACACATGATGTTAGATATTGCGCGTATGGTCGGCCTTAGATTATTCTTACTACATGCTACGGTGATCGAATCATGTGTCTCAGCCAATAATCTAAAATATGATTCCCACACCCTTTTGATTGTCAATTGCATAGCTTGTGCAATAGAACCTTGCATTGTGGCGTTAAAAGCTGATCGTGGCTTCTCTGCATTAAAGAACTCACGACCAAGTAAGCTTCCTATTGGTTGCCCATCGTCGAGCTTTTGTTTCTGTACAATCATCCATTTCCGGAGATCAGGAAACATTTGAAATATCGGATTATCGATATCAATCGAATTAATAGCACGCAATAGCATAATTTTACATTCTTTGCGTGGTATTTGTAATATTTCAGATAATTGCTGATATGGATCGGCTCCAGCCGACATTTCATCTAGGTGTGCGTCACCACTTAATATGGCAGCTATTCGTATATCAGCTGCTCTCCAATCGAAATTGATGAAATAATCTGAATCGCTACCGTAAGGATCAGATATACTATCATTCGCAGATGTGCCTTGAAGATTAAAACCTGTGTTTTTGCTGCGACCACTAACTGTTCGATGCGTCCAATGTGGAAACTTATGTATGCCACCAACCAAGATCCCCTGCCGTTCTAGGCTTTCATAAACAATAGATGCATTTGCCGCAACTTTCTGCCAAAGCCGCAGCCTCTGCTTCTGCATATCAGAGAGCATCTCGTTGATTACAAACGAAGTCTCATCAAACGTCATCTGCACTTTGGGCAGAGGTGTGAAGACGTCATAGACATTCAGAGTTTCTCTTGGTAACGCGAGCTTGAATCCGGTCAATATCGATTTGAAGTCATTGACAACAAGCACTCTATCTTGTAGTAATGACTTCTCCATCCAGCGATTGAGCTTCTTAACTGATTGCTCGATATCGTAAATTGACCTACCGGCACCGACATGATAAAGAGGGAAGATACTACTACTATTCGGAGTTTTCACCCCAGCAGCAACCGGCAGCATCTTTCTGTCGTACAGCGCACAGAAATAGCTAATAATATCATCAGTACGGGCCATTATTATGTTAAGAAATGTTTCTTGTCGGTCTGTCTTTTGCCGCCAGTGCGAAGCTTATCGACAAGTTCTGCCTTATCGTCTGGTGTTCTCATATACCCATATGGGTCGTTATTCTGCAGCTGATGTAATGCCATATCACGCTGCAATGCTTTAGCGTTCTTTTTTCTGAACTCACGCCAATCGCCACCGCGAATACGAATACTTTGGTCTGTTCCTAGCAAAGTGATATGCGTGTCGTGGCTGTCGCACAACGGGCATTTCGTCAGCTTTTGTAATTTCTTCTTTGGCGGAAATACAATGCTGTGCGAAACCTCAAAGACGATTTCTGATTGCTCGTCGTCAGTAAGCGGCCTGCCCACTTCTTTCTCACGAGCAGCCACACAATCATTACAAATATAGTTATATCGCGGCATTATCGCCCCATTATTCTTTTGCCTTGTCGAGCCCAATTACCATAACTGACTCGCCGGGTACTGCCGCCAAAATGTTGATGTAGCGGGTCAATACGATACGTGCCTTGCCGTACGCCGGATACAACCCATCCAAATTACAGATGAACTGTTTCGGATTGAATCTGACCACGTTGCCGACAACGAAAGCAGATCGCATGTCTTCTGGAACAAGTGGCCCGATACCAACAATGATGCCGATAGTCGGCTCCTCGTCCGGAACGAAAATGGTGCTTTCTTTCTTCGCTGTGATTGGTGCAATCGCAACAAAGTCATTTCCGACCAAAATCGGAGTTACTTGATATTTGTCTTTCTTCGGCTGGATCATCTCAATAACGGAAGAGAAAGATCGAGCCAACAGAGCGTCTTCAGCCATGATTTTTTCGGGGGTTAGTGGACTTCGGAGATTCCCATTCTCTTATAAAATACGTTAGTAGTAATAGGGATGAACTTTGGCCCATTACGATTCTTGGCTATCCATAGCCTAATTATTGCTGGTTCCATTCTGTATTCATCCTCAGTCTGATTTAGACTAACAACATAATCGACTGGCATCGCCTTGCCGAAGCTTTCTGCTGCTTTATCTAAATCAATATGTACTGCTTCTGCTGGTTTGCCGTTTGCGCCTTGTGCTCCGCCACCGTTTTTCACACCGCCACGATTAGTTTGCGTTGCAGAATAGACTAGAACCTTTTCGTTCTTTGCCAAGCCTCGCATCTCTGTGGCGACACTCTTTTGTCTGGTGTAATCGCCTTCGTCATTATTATGACTGTGACGGCTATTCATCAATTCGAGATAGTCCAAGACAACAACCTTGGGCACCCATCCCTTTGTCTTGCGATTGGTTTCTATAATTCCATATATATCATTCACACTACATTCGTCTGGCGGCAACTCATAAATAACCAACTCACCAAACTGTCCTCGCTTGCTTTGAATTCTATTGCGAACGGTTGTTTGGTTATCGCGAATCGACTGCTGCTGTTCTGTTGGTAGCGAGTCAATATTTGCTCGTGTGAATGCGCCGATCTCTGTCATCGACATACAGCTTGCGAGTCTTATAGCCGTCTTGTATGTCGATAATTCAAATGTTACGAACAGAACGTTGTGGCCCTCCAACATAGCAGCATGTGCCATGTTGATTAGCGTTAGTGTCTTGCCAACACCTGTGGGAGCCAAAATAATAAGCACTTCTCCAGTCGACGGGCCACCCTCATTCAGGTTGGCATCTAGTCCTGGGAACCCAGTGCCGATATGTTCTATTGCAGTATCGGCAAATATTTCATCAATCTGATCAAAAAACCAAAACCCTTGGTTTCCGACCATACTAATGCTGGATGCTGAATCAACTATCTTGCGTAAAAACTCATGATCTCCGCGCTGATGTGCGGCTATAGCTTCATCAGAATAGAGCTGCTCGTATGATTTGTGTTCTACCCAGTCACGCAATGACTGTCGTAAAAATGGCGCTTCTCGCGGGTCTGATGCCCGATCGACTACAGACAAAATCTCTTGATGCGGGTCGTCTGCTGTCAGTAATTTAGCTATTCTATCATGTAATAATGCTCGTGTTGGCAAAACACCAAACTTATCAAAGTCTTGTTTCAAGAACCCGATTACATATTTCACTTCTGGTCGAGTAAACAAGTCCATAGTAATAAACTTGGACGTCGGAACAAATAACTCCGGAAAGTCTAATAAAAGAGATATGATACCCGATTCCATATTCGGACCAAACGGCGTATCGACAGTACCAGAATCTTGCTCTGATTGAAGGGCCTCAATCATTAGTGGCTTACTCCTTCGAGTTACACAGTTCATCGAGAAGCTGATCTTCTCTCCCTGTGCGTAAATTCCGATCAGCCCGACCGTACTCTAATACGTTGATAGCTGCGTTTATGTCTCTATCGTGCTTGGTTAGACATACAGGACATTCCCATATTCTATCTTCTAGCGATAAATCTTGTTTAATCCATCCACATTTTGAACACGTCTTACTTGATGGGAAGAATCTATCGATCTTCTTTATCTCGCAACCACACCACAAACCTTTATAAGTAAGCTGTCTAACAAATTCAGCCCATCCCAAATCGCTCACAGACTTTCCAAATTTGGATTTCATTCCTTCTAAATTCAAGTCTTCCACATAAATGGCTTGGTTTTCGCCGACGAGTTTCCTACTCAATTTATGAAGAAAATCCTGCCGGATATTCGAAATCCGCTCATAAACACGTGCTGTTTTCAGCTTCTGTTTAAATCTCCTTTTACTTGTATTTTGTTTTCTTGCTAATGCACGCTGCTCTCTCGCTAGCTTCAATTGATGTTTCTTGTTTGGCTTCGGATGTTCATATTTAACACCATCTGATGTAGTGATAAACGTCTTCAAGCCGAAGTCTAAGCCGATTATAGGCTTGGAGACATCAACAACCGGGTCTGGTATATCTATCTGGATACTTAATGATATAAATATCTTACCACTTGGATTTCTTGAAACAGTGGCCGAAAATAATTTATAATTATCTGGTAGATTAGAAATATCACATTTTACGACACCAATTAATGGTAAATGTATGCCATCACTTTTAATGCTGCAATGTGGAGATCCAATGCTGAAAGACTGCTTGCTTCGATATTTCGATTTGAATTTTGGATATTTAGATAATTTTCTAAAGAAGCTATTAAAAGCGAAGTCCAAATTGGCTAAAGAATGTTCCAATGATTTTCTACTGATCTCATTAAGCCAGGCATATTCCTCAATAGTCTTTAATCTGGTTAATTCTTTGCTCATCTCAACATAACTAGCGGATTTTCCGGTTATCTTGTACTGCTCAGTTTTATAAGCCAGAAAATAGTTATAAATAAACCTGGCAGACCCAAAATGTCTATTTAATAGTTCGGATTGTGCTCTGCCTGGATAAGCTCTAAGTTTGATAGCTTTCTTTATCTGCATACTTTTATATTTGACTAAAAAATACTCTGTTTTTAGTCAAATTAATATACCTCTATAATGGTATCTAGATTAAATTAAAGAATAATACTCCTCGTGCTATAACGAAATAACAAGGACTAAAAATATGGCCGAAATAATTGCAGCAGAAGTGGTGCAGGAAAAGAAAATCGAGCGAACGCCAATCCAACGGATTTGGTGGAGAATGATGCGTGCTATTACCACTAGAGAGTCATGGACTAGAATTACAGCGTGGCGTTATTCTCGCTACTGCCGACCAGAATTATCAGTCGGCGAAGAAATCATCAAGGCAATTTGGGACGCTATCGAGCCGGTAAGGAACGATCAGCCACCAGTCTGAGCCTTGTTAACTAGAAGGCGTAACATCCAGAGTATCAGGTTATCGCCTTGATGTGCTCTGTGTTCTAGAGCTTTAACGAACTTCTTGTCGTACCTATTATCAATAGCTATTCTCTTCTCGAACGCAAGAAATTCTTCCTTGTTATCTTCCGTGGCGAGGGCATCGAATGCCTTCCACCGCCGATCCATTTCTTGTTCGTCTGCACCGTCTTCTTTTTGATCGCCAATTTCATTAAATCGGCGTTTCATAGCATTGTATAGTGCTTGTCCCTGCAAACCCTTCTTCTTGACCGGGACACCATCTTTAGCCGTAGTCTTATCTAATACTTCTGATAGAATTCGGTCGAAATATCTCATGCGATATATTTGCGATTAGGTCAGTCCTTGTCGCAAACGTTGCAAAGCGGCTAATTGATTTTGCAAATTTGCAATACACGAATCAAGTGCTTGCTCATATCCAATCAGATCTTCTTCATAGAATTTAATTGGTAGAGCACGCTGACCAGTTACTCTATCGCCGATAGTTTGAACAGCTGATGGCTGCTTTAGTGATGTGGCAAGCGTATAAACAATCTTACCGCTCGGTTGATATGCAATCCCCTTAATAATATAAGCTTCCAAGAAGCCTAAGGCAGCTGATTCTGCTAGGTATACTGTCTGCCCAATACTATATATCGGTGCTACTGCCATTATTCTTCCTCATCAAAATTCGATTCTTCTGCCTCCGTATCTTTGGTGTCGTCATCTTCAATAGGGCCAGTAATCTGGCCTGCTTCCATGAGGCGATATGTTTCGTCGTAGACTGCTTTGAATAACTCTTGATCAGACCCTAATATTTCGGCGAGCTTCTCCTTACCAACGGCAATCTTACGATCACCAAAATAGTAATTGGAACCTCTAAGAGTGATAACAGACGTTTCAACAGCACCACTTATCAATGCTTGTGCCTTATTGAAGCCATAAATGCCACTCTTCGCACCAAAATGGATTTCAAGTGAAGCAGATCTAAATGGTGGTGCTACTTTGTTTTTAGCGACCTTCACTTTAGTTGTCATGCCGTAAGGCAAGTTGGCGGATCGTAGTGTTTCAGCCCTACGCACTTCAAGACGCATCGACGAATAGAATTTCAGTGCCCTACCGCCAGGTGTTATTTCGGGATGCATGTAACTCGGCCCGACTTGACCGATTTTATCTCTGAGTTGATTAATAAATATAACTGTCGTACCCGTCTTAAGGCATATGCCCGCTAATTTGCGCATACCCTTAGACATCAACCGGGCTTGTGCACCGATCTGCTTATCTCTAATGTCGCCGTCCAATTCCTCTTGTGGCACAAGCGCCGCTACAGAGTCAACAACAACTAACTTGACGATCCCAGACGTAGCGAGTGCCTGGACGATATCTAGAGCCTGCTCACCACTATCTGGCTGAGACAACAACCATTTCTTCACATCGACGCCGATATGTGTTGCCCAATCATAATCAAGAGCATGTTCTGCGTCGACGTACGCCGTTAGCTTGCCTTGTTGCTGGAAACTCGCCACAATCTGTAAGGCTAACGTTGTCTTGCCGCTTGATTCAGTACCGTATATTTCTATAATCCTACCATCTGGTATACCACGACAACCGAGAGCAATATCTAAGTTAGCTAAACCAGTAGATGTTGATTTTGTAGGTTTAATAGATGCTGCACCACCCCATTGTACTGAATCGCCAAATTTCTTTTCAAGATCGGCAATCATATCGTCGAAGTCGATCAACTTGCCAGATTGCTCTGCTTCAAGTTGGGCATCGGATTTAACTGATGGTTTCTTCTTTGCCATTATTTCTTCTACCTTTGTAACAGATATCCGTCAAGCAATCAATGATTTGTTGGCGGTCGTGTGTGCAGGCTTTCCTAATGTCATTTAATGGAATACGTATGAGAGTATCATCTTTGGCTAATAGAGCATCACCATCAATAATTCCTACGACACTCCACCTGCCATGTGGGCTAGGAGAATATCCCGGCCTAGTAGATAGGTACTTAACTCGCTTAATAGTCAATAACTCAACTTGATCAAGTTGTTGAACTATTGGCTTGGGTTCCTCTGGTAAGTAATGGGAACTATCCATCTGTCGTCCAAGCAAAGATTTATACAGGAGACGTTTTATGAACAGCAACGAAAGACTGCTAACCGAAGCCATCCAGACATATCTACAACACAAAGTACAACTAGGCATACCAGATCCGCCCAAAGATTTGGCTGATGCTGATGCCAAATCGTTGCAATATTTGCACGAACAAGTCAATGATTTGTTCGAACTCAAGTCGGTGGACTTAGTTTGCCATGAAAGTGTCTGTAGAGCCTTCCGTAAAGTTCATAATTACAAATATATTACCGACCCATTGTTCGAGAAGGCTATGATGCAAGAGATGCAATCACAGGGCATCTGTGGTGTCGAACAAGAAAAAGCTATTGGTATCCTCAATACCATCAAGGAAGAAGTTAGCGAAGGTGATGGGTGGCGTGAACAAGATGCCGGATATCATCCGGACATGGAAGGTATAATTGCTGTTAGTAAGCCAGGACAATCACCAGGGAGTGCAGAATGAAATTAGTGCTTCTAAACGAAGGTGATTTCATGCGGGCTTTACAACATGCCTCTGGCGCTTCCTATGGCCGCAAATCTCTATTGGGTCTAAGCACTAAAGACGTCAAGCCAGAGAATGGAGAAGACTTTGGCTCAAGAGTTGCTGGTTTTACATCTCAACCAACGGGCGTTCCGCGAAAGCCAAGACACCGCAAATTCTTGGGTGTCTCGACAAGGCAGTTTAGCCTCACGCCCCCAGGTATCTAGAGAAGTCCAGAACCATTGCATTTCGGGCACGGGATTACTTCCGTTTGGCTCTTTGCTATCTGACCATCGCCCTTACATAATGGGCAACGATGCAGGTCGTAACCCTCCACGAAGAAGTGATCCGTAGACGCTTGCTGTTTGAATCTACGTTGCAGTTCTGCATCGGTCATCGTTTTAGCGATTCTGACTCGCGTCGTCCCAAGCCCATCTTGTCTTATTGCCGGAATTGCTAAAGGCGTACCGTGTCTACCTTCAGCTAATTCCATCTTCACAAGCCCATCTCTAGCACCTTCTGGTAATTGATCACTGAGTTGTGTTGGGTCATATGCGTCATGTCTTTCGACATTCTTACCACCGATAGATCCTGATACACCAGAAACACGATGCTGCATTACATTATCAACTACAGATGATGGCAGTATACCGTCTTCTCTTGAACCTTGTAACTCTACTGCGACTTGAGACTCAGCTATTGTTTGTTTTGGTGCCTGTGTCGGTGTCGTTGTGGTTTGTGCTATAGCTAAAGAACCTTGTGGAACAACAGTCATACCTAACTTGGCAGCTTGTGCAAGAAACTCTTGCATTTGTATATCATGCTGTGACTTCCACTTGAGATATGCAGTTTTAGCTGCTTTCGGAGTTATGTCGTCGGCGTGCTCGTCACAAACCTTGACCGTGACTTTCTGATCATCGACGGTCACAACAAATTCGGTGTTGAGATCCTTATCAGAGCCACATATTATGCAACTATTGTTCTGCATCTGTTCATCTCTATCTTGCGATCGTATTTAAATTCCTGTTATTTAAATACACGAACAAGACGGAAATTATTATGGCAAAGATCAATGTTATATCTGTCGACTTAGGCGACCCAATTGAAAAGATCATTGCCGAGGACGTTCGACAATTAAGCGAAGAAACGCTCGAAAACATCAAGGCAGCAGCAAACGACAAAATAAGAGGTCCAATTAGGACCGACCCTGAGACTTTAGCTACTGAAGCTGCCTACAATCTATTGTTCGAAGCGATTGCCACCGGAGAACTAATAGAGATCAGTAAACTACTTGAAGCTTCCAGTCCAGCTGTGACAAATCCTTCAGCGCTCATGATGCGAATGAAGGGATTATTGCGACAAAAGGGAAACGATTACATTCTACGTAGAACTACACGTGCCGGAAAGCCAGTATATCGCCTAATTCCGTATAATCTGGAGACTCCCGATGAAATCATTGATGCCGCATCATGATGGTTATCCAGTTTCGCGTGATTGGCAAGATATAGAATGCAAGGCTATATCTTGCATCTATAATTCCTCTGGTATTTGCACCATCCCGTCACTATGTGAAATCGGCGAGGATGGTAGATGTAAAGGATTCAAGATCAATATTATTCAGACTCTGAAAGACGCTTGACAAGTTTTGCTAAAATAGCTATCTGGCGTTCAAAATCTGCACGCCTGCTTCTGTCTGCTAAATTTAATGGTGATGGATGATAAATAGCAAATACTTTCACGCCAAATTCTTCACTATTAGTTATTTTGCCTAGCGATTGTTGGTAGCCAGTACCCGGACATAATATATCAAACGCAGCTCCACCTAATGTGACTACTAATAATGGATTAATTAGTGTTAGCTCTATCATCAAGAATGGTTTACACCGCGTGATATGCTGATAATTCGGTTTCGCATTATCTGCAGTAAAACACTTAACACCATTAGTAATATAGAATCGATTCCTATCGATACCGTGCTTTGCCAGTTCCTTATCGAAGTTTTTACCTGATTGTCCTATAAATGGAGTTCCTTGCGTTATTTCTTCCCATCCAGGGTTTTGTCCGACGACAACCACCCTTTTAGGGGTCATATTACTAAGTACATGTGGATCTCTAGCGGTCCCATTTCTTTCCGGTTCTTTACGTCCAAGTTCACACATAGTACAAGCACGGCAAGTATTACTTAACTGCCTAAGCATTCTTAACTTGCGATCATATGTAGTTTCTTGCAATCCCATAACTGCTACATCCCAACTAGAAATTATTTCTCGCGGCACGAATGGATGATTCGGCCCGGCTTGCCAGTCAAATTCTTGAAGATCCATAGGTAAATAATACTAGCAATAATTTCAGGATATAACTATGCTGACAAAAGACAAACGTGGTGTGTGCTGCGATCGTTGTGCTCTCACGATGATGGAACGATTTCAATATTTCTCATTCGACGCTAAAGAAGCCGTTGTCACGAACAACTCGATAGTATTATCAAAAACAGCTGAGCCATCTCATTCCTTCGACATTTGCCAACGATGCATGGATGAGATTAAGGCAATTATTATCAAATGTTATAAACCGTCCAGGATAATCGATAACAAGACATGTCCAAAGGGCATAACTTGTGATTTCACCGGCGTCAAGATGAATGGAACTTTCATATGTTATTATATCTGTGTGTCGTCCGTGTCAGTCGACATTAATATGAAACCGTCAGTTAATATCATGGATGATAAGTATGTAGAGTTATGGATATCTAAAGAAGCTTTCGATAAGTTAAAGAGTCAAGCGACAGAAGTCAAAAACAAAGGAAACCAAGAATGGTCCTCGCAAGCGATAACAACAAAATAACACTGTCGCCAAATACACACCCGGAGCAATATCAATTGGTAACATTGATGGTTGCTGCTCCATCAGACCATCCAGACAAAGCCGCCCAAACACAAGCGAGACCCTTTGAATTTGAATTCGAATTACCGTCTAGATTCTCTGCTATGTGTCCGTTCTGTTGTGCTGGATTCTATGTCTATTCAAATGAGATCATAGAACAATATGGTTATAAATTCGTAGCGTGTCCAGAATGCGGTATAGGAAAGCCCGAAATAAAAACTCCGCCTCCTCCTTTCATCGACCCATTTGTCAATCCATTTAGTAGTAATCAACTGACTCGATGCGAATTAGATGAAACCGTGACATCGGTGAATAACATACCAGATGATGATTCACTTACTGTCGCCCAAAAAATGTCGAGAGTGAAATGCAAGGAGTGATATTAGGGAGCGGGATAGTAGGATTGCTTGCTAAAGAAATCCTAGGTGATCAATGGTTAGTAGTGCCATTCTCGCGCTCCCGTTTCTATAGCTTTCGACCGGCGTTAGCCGACAATTTCATCATCAGAGATGAAAGAATAGACGATCTGATAGCTCATTTCGGTGGCAAGATATCGTTCATCTACAAAACGTCTTATTCTCTCAGCGGAAGTTTATTACAACCAGAAGATCTTGTGATCAACGCTTGGTTAAATAAGGTGTTCGGATCACAAGTACCACCACAAGCTCTACCATGCATCAAATCGAGAGGCAATCACTTCATATATAATATCAAGGTCAATCAGCTTTACAACCAACTACAACAGAAGCATAGTCAGAGATTAGTTGATGACAGCAATAGGGGGCAGATATCGGAAATTGGTGACCATTATATGATTTGGGGCGGTCGAAGAATCGAGTTCGACCATATGATTAGCACTATTCAACTCGATAGACTCTTCACACTCACACGGCTACCACGCATCCAACTACCAACAGCACAAATCTGGTATTATCACGTCGAGACAAACGGGCTGAATTTCGAAGGAGCCAACCAGGTTCTAGTTGTTGATGACACGATCGACTTCTTCAAAGTGAGCAATATCGCCGAAAATCGTTATTTGTTCTATTTCTCGCGTGACATACCGGTCCCTGGTCCATATTTCATGCAGTTCATTCAGCAATTCGACTTAATTGATGGAACGACAATTACCGAGGCAATACCGAAAGGTCCGAGACCTGATCTAACTCAATTTGATAAACTCGGTATCGAATGTATTGGTGCTATGGCAGAACATGATTATTTTATGGATTTAGGTAGTTGCCTAGTAAAATTATTACGTAGAAAAGTCGCACTAACAACTTAGTTGGGGCACGGTGGCCGCTGGCATGGCCCAATAACGACACGAGTTGGTTTGATTATTGCACCCTTTAAAGCTCTCTGTAAATCAGCTGGATCGATAGTTATTTCGAGCCTCGAAATCGCGTCGACAACAGCATTGATGAGTGCCGATTTACAAGATGGCGGAGTATATCCATATAAAGGATCGCTGACAGATGGTGGTGAGTTAGCATTGTAAATAGAGATCCATAGTCCATCGTTATCATTTATAATATCCAATGGTGTCGGCAAGTCTGCTCTATATATCCCAGCACCAATTCCACCCACCATAATCTCAGATAGATCGATAAAGGCCGGTGTGGCGGTCTCTATTGCTACTAGTTGATCACCATTCCAAACTTGCGAAAAGTCGGCACTAAATGGCAGTGCCTTAACATTAGTTAGCCCGGTGATACCAATATCTATTGTGATCACAGCCATATTACAACTCGCATTCTGTTAACATCCAATTACTACAATTCTGCATCTACCGCCCAATTCCAACTAAGAGAACTTCCTACAGTCATTGAAGCAGAAATAATAGAAAACCCGTTTGGTCCTCGATATCTATAAGTTACTGCTCTGTCTGTATAGTCACCACTTGAACCTTCTGAGATATGATCAGCAGCACCGCTCCACACTGCATAAACAATAGCTGTTCCTGTGTGTAATTTATACACAGAATAACTTATGTATGAATTCGATAAACGAGTAGCTGTAATTGCACATCCATAGCAAGTGCTTTCGCCGGCATTACTTCCTGGTGGAACATCTAAAGAATAATTTTTTTCATAATACCTACGGCAAAGTTGCAGTTCTTGTACAATAGTTCGAGGACTCCAAAGACGTGAAATGCCTGAATGACAATCGACCTGCATAAGTGCTACTGTACCATTCTGTATCGCTGGAGATTCGGTCCAGAAAAATATCATCAAATTATTACAAGCAGCACTTATAGTAGCATTCAATGTAATATCTTGCCAAGCAGATCCAGACACAGAACCGACAGCTGCTACAGTCAAATTACTAGCAAGAAAGAAATTATTTGGCGTATAAGTCGTACTGGTCCAGTCTTTTACCACATCGCTCGTTACAGTGTCAGCGACACCAGTCCACTCTAATATGGCGTAACGCATATTAGTAGATCCCGACGCATTAGCTACTCTAGCTTGTAATGTTATATCTCTATTACGCAGCGGGAAAGAGCTAGTGCTCTCGACAATTTGCAGCAAACCCATTCTTTGCGCAGTTGCATTACTTTGCGACATCCAACCACCAAATGGCCCTGGTAGCGCGGATGTACCAGTGTTTGGATTATAACGATAAGTAGCGATAGAGTTCGATTGAGTTAACGCTATCCAGCGATCAAAACAATAATTGTCGTTGGCTACTGTGTAATTGGTCCAGACTAAATTATTATTTCGCTGAAAGAAATCAAATCCACCATTGATTATGACGTTTTCGCCGAACGAAGAACCGTCAAGTCCTGAGGGACCAGTAGCACCAGTGAATCCATCGATTCCTGAGGCACCCTGTATACCGCTTGGTCCAATTGAGCCAGTCGCACCATTAAAACCCGCAATACCTGTCGCACCAGATGCACCCCTTGCACCTGTAGAACCCGTCGCGCCAGTCAGCCCACCGGTAGGACCTGTTGCACCCGATGCACCTCTAGGGCCAGTTGCACCAACTGGGCCAGAAGCACCACCAGTTTCACCCTGAATGCCAGTTGCACCTGCTAATCCCGTCGCCCCAGTTGGACCGCCCAATGGTCCCGTCGCTCCAATCGGACCTGTACTACCGGTAGCACCAACATGACTAGCACCGCCAGATACAGTTTTTTCTGATCCATCAGAAAATCGGCAGTTGATTACAACAGTAGTTGCACTTCCCTCAGTTAACCATTGATAAATAGTGTTCTCTGGCGGATTATCACCAAAGAGTGGTGGGGTCGTAAGCTGAACTATTCTAGATTCTTTAAATTTCATATCGCTTAAATCTCCGCCTATGACAAATTAAAAATTCAATGAATTTCATAATTCAGCTTCCGCAACCCAATGCCATAATAAAATTTCTGAAGGATCGCCAACGTGTGTGCTAGAATACCAGCTCGCCCCAATAGATCCAGAATAATACGCCCTCCATGGAATTTCAGAAATCAAAACAGTAATGGTGGAATGCAAAGACCCGTAACCACTTTTATTTGCTGCGTCATATGAATATGAAGTAGCTGTAGCTATATGGTGTTTTGGCACGCGATATTTAGTTGAGGTGTTGTACAATCTATAAGTATTCCAAAAGATGCCCCATTCTAATCCATCAGTACTTTTTGATGTCCCTGGTTTAGTGTCTAATGCATAGCTTTTTTCATAAAATCGTTGGCACAATAACAATTCTTGTGCTATAGGTCTAGGATTTCTGATACGCGAACTTCCAATATGACAATCCACATCATATATAATTATCGACTCATTTTGTGCCAATGTTGATTCAGTCCAAAAGAAAATAATTAAATTAGCGCAAGAATTGGTGATTGTTGCTTCTAAGGCAATCGGACTCATAGTACCCGCTGCCACAGAACCGACAGCTGCTACAGTCAAATTACTAGCAAGAAAGAAATTATTTGGCGTATAAGTCGTACTGGTCCAGTCTTTTACCACATCGCTCGTTACAGTGTCAGCGACACCAGTCCACTCTAATATGGCGTAACGCATATTAGTAGCATTTGAATTGGTTATCGCTGCCTGCAATGTAATAGTTTGACCACGCAACGGAAAAGAATTAGCCCCTTCGACGATTTGCAATAATCCTATTCTCTGTGCTGTTATATTCGGTTGCGTGAGTTTCCCACCAAAAGGACCGGGCAGAGCTGACGTGGCTGTTGTAGCGTTCCAGCGTAAGGCTGTTAAAGAATTAGTTTGAGTTAAAGCTATCCAGCGGTCAAAGCAATATATATCATCAGCAGCAGTAAATGTCGTTACAGCAGTATTGGTATTACGCTGGAAAAAATCGAATCCACCATTGATTATTACATTCTCACCACTTGCTGTCGCCGATCCAGTTGGTCCCGTAGCACCAATAGGTCCACTAGCACCTAAACTGCCAGTAGCCCCTGAGGCACCTGGAATACCTGCTAACCCAATTAAACCAGTAGCGCCAGCAATACCCGTGGCTCCTGTGGCTCCCGTAGGCCCTCCGCTTGGTCCGGTTGCACCAGTTGGGCCGACAGCCCCCGTAGACCCCGAAGCCCCAATAGGCCCTCCCGAAGGCCCCGTCGCACCGGAAGCACCACTTAGACCAGTTGAACCAGCGAGACCAGCACCAGTAGCACCTACAGGACCTGTCGAACCGGTGGCACCAGGATCACCACCGCCAGGACCAGTTGCACCTGACGCACCTTGTATACCCGCCCCTGTCGCACCAGAGAGACCGATGGGACCAGAAGCACCAGTTACACCACCGCCAGCAACAGATCTCTCTGATCCATCCTGATACCGATAATGTAGCGTCTGCATGTCACTAGAGACGTTCGTATACCATTCATAGACGGTATTTTCTGGCGGATTGATACCAAGCGCGGGCGGACTTGTGAGTTGAATAACTCTTAATTCATTGAATTTCATAATATATCAGTCGCCATTCGCGGTAGATACAAATTTGCACATCCTTATTATGTTTGGTTGGATACATCGAATATCTCTAATTTCTAACGAGAGGATACCATCCAGTAGACATCGCTTACAGTAACCACATCATTAGCGTTCAGGCTAGAGATAAATAGTTCGCAATAATCGTTCTTCTTGATACCTTCCGCATATAACGTGATTGCGAATGGATAAGGCTGAGTTGATGTAGTGGTTCTCACCGTAAATGGAGCCAAGACAGGACCAGTACCATTTTTCTTGACACCAATATTTATGTTCCTATTGTTCTGATTGACTGAGAGATTACCAGTAATCCAGAACATTCCATCTTTAGGATGGTCACTTAAATAAGTGATCTTATTATTGAGTGTGGCTATCCTGCACTCAATGTGGTTTGGAACAACTAAAACAGATGTTGTAGTACTTAACCCAGAAATATCAACAGATATAACTCCCCAGCCTTCTCCATCGGTTGCAAATTCTACAGTAAAATCTTGTGCTGAAGTTATCACTACAACATTTACAGTAGTGACGTTGCTCAAAGCTTCGACAGCAGCCTTAATTGACCAATCTGGGGCGTTATATGCGATAGCGCCTGTTGTTTGACCTCCTACAGTTATTGTGAAGGTTCCAGCCGTTGCAGCTGCATCAAAGGTAATGCGAACTTTACTATTCAAACCGCTGACTTTATAATATGTGCTCGCAGCTGTGCAAGTAGTTGTTACAGTATTATCACCAATGTTTAGCTTGGAGTGTGGTCCGTTATCTGGAACCCCAGCATTACCGATAATTTCAACATTCGCATCTCTACCAGAAGATAATGAAAAATCAAATCCGCTGGTAAAAGTCCCGACGTTGTTGTAGGTGCAGTTGAATATGTTGTTATAAGTGCCGATTTTGTAATTTGTACCATTGTATAATATAGCCGTATCACTGGCTCCCTGACTGAATATCAAATGGGCCAGATAAAAATCGCTGGTAGCTCCAGCACCATTCTGCGCAAGGCTGATACCAACATTACAATTATCAAAATTTCCGACTTCAATATCTTGTGTGGTAACAATGCTTGCAGTCGTGTTGTTGACCGACACACCAGTGCCGCAATCTGTTATGCCGAAGTTGAATAGATAAAAGTCGATACCTATCAAATCGGCTACTGCTATCTTGAAAGTATCGATGAACAAATCTGTTATTTCTGAATAGATATTAGCAGTGGTATCATATGTAATGAAGTTCTCGTTAGCTGCTGTACCATAACTCGCTAACGTCGATCCAGTGGCAGTGATTTTGTTGATGTCGCAATTGCTCTTAAGATTGAACATCGGTTTACCAGCTAATCCGGTAGCCGCTTCAACATAGCTTACTTCAGAGCTCAAACCTCTGATTTGCAGGTCATATGTCGCATTATTGACAGTAATAGTATCGGCGACCGGGAAATGCCCACCATCAATCAATATTTCAACTGGCGATGTAGCATTAGCATTGAACCAGTCAACAGCGGCTTTAATGGTCGAATAATCTCCATTCGACCCAACATAAATTCTGTGAGCGAGTTTCGCTGGTCCTGCTGGCCCACTCGCACCAACAATGCCTGTTGCACCAGATGCACCCGATGCACCCGAGATACCAGTAGCCCCAGAGGCTCCATTAATACCTGTAGCACCGACACCAGAAGCACCCTGGACACCTGTAGCACCGCTTGCACCTGATGCTCCGTCAATTCCAGTCGCACCTGCCGTGCCGGAAGCACCCTGAATGCCTGTGGCACCTGACGCACCATCAATTCCAGTCGCACCCGCCGCACCTTCCGTTCCAGACGCGCCTTGTATGCCGGTTGCACCCGAAGCACCTGATGCTCCGTCGATTCCAGTCGCACCAGTGTAACCAGACGCACCCTGAACGCCTGTCGCACCACTTGCACCTGATGCTCCGTCGATTCCAGTCGCACCAGTGTAACCAGACGCACCCTG